TGCGGCGCCCCTTGCATCTTCCAAAGTTTTTGATACATTGCATGATATTCGAAACGTGCACTCCAATAGCTTTCGCAGCTGCCGAACGGCTCTCATAGATAAAGCCAGTCTCAAGGTCTATACATTGATTGGCTCCGAAACCTTTATGCCCCTTCTGGAAAGCGGTCAAAGGAATATTTCCTTTTTTGAATCTTCCAAGTGAGCCGTTCTTCTTTATCGACAAGAGCCCAAGATGGGCATTTTCTTGTATTATTTTTTGAAGCCAAGCTTCATTTTTTTTCAATCCCAACTTCCTTGCCATATTGAAGATAGTCATGCGGCTCACTCCAAATAGCTCTTCCAGCTCGGAATTTATGGTCGTTGGATAGTACCGTCGCAGTTCTGACACCATCTGAGGTGTCCAATATACGCTTGGCCGTCCACGACTGCCACGCGACATCATCCTACCTTGTTTCTTGTCGTAGTATATTTTGCACGGACGTTCCACCACCTGCTTGGTGACTTCACCTGGAAATGGATTTATCTTCATACTTGCTCGGATTTACTTGTGCCTACAATCTGATTTTCTTCTCAACACCGAAAGTCCTCAGCGCGTTCTGCAACTGATGCCAATACACGCAGTCGCACAGACGCACGTTGTCCTTACTGAAAGGGATATGTGTCCGAATAGAACCATTCTCCCAAACAATCTGACAGAAACCATCCTTGTCAAGGTATCTCTTTTCCGCAAGGATAAAAGAATGAAGTTCACGTCTGAACCCGTTCTTCTCCATCATGTCAGTAGTAATCACTACAGGCTTGAGGTTCTCCGTCTTCACCAGTCTATGCGTTCGGATGATGGTTCCCTTGATAATCCACGACACATCGCACCAATCATCCATGATGTACTCCACTCTCGCCACGATTGGCACCTTCGTGTCCTTTTCCACGAACGACACATAGTCGCCCTGCATCAATTCTTTTGCTTCCATAGTCAAATCTTTGTTTTATATGTTGTGTATTCTTCCGTTCTGTTTCAAGTTCAAGTACTGCCGCTCCTGTCTGTCGTGGTTCCAGTTAGCGAAGCACTCACTTGAGCATAAATGCTTCGTTGCCGTGCAAATGGCACCACAAGCCTCGATGTTTTCTCGTGTCGGCTTGTTCTTCGGGTAATGGTTGATTACGTTGCCGCAATAATCACATCGAACTTCGTAGAATTTTTCTATCATATTAGATTCCTAAATCAATATCTCTAAGTTTGTTTACATATCTTACAGGCAAATCAATGCTCGTCTCCCATCCGTCACTTTCCCACATTTTCAAAACCTTTTGAGCATCACTTAAACGCTTTCGGAAAGAACGCTCGTTCTCACCAAACAAGTCTGGCACAAAGCCTTCACGTTCTATATGTGTAATCCTTGCCTTCGCTGCCCGTATTTTGCCTTTCCTAATCTTATTGCAATACTCTTCCTTATCCCAAAATTCTATATTGCCGACAATCTTCTCTACATACAAATCAGGTCTTGCTAAAGTAACCAAGGCTGCATACCTGTCAAAGAGCCACATTCGTCTGAAAAGAGATTCTGCTTTCAAATCTCTGTTGTAATAGATTGTTTCCCCAATTGCAGGTTCGTGACGTTTTCTTGCAACAAGCTTTACAAACCAATTATCTTGAAGTTTTTTTAATTCCATAGTCAAATCAGTTTAATCAGTTAAGTCATTGTTTGAGCTTTTCTTCAAGCCATTGCGAGATAATGTTTGAATCCCACTGGTCAGTTGTTTGGTATTTGGCTAAAGCATTCTTGCAAACATGCAGGAATAGTTCGTCCTGTTTACTCCATTCTTTGTCACCCGTCTTAGTCACTGACTGACCAAGTTCCTCCTTTGCCTCTTTCCTCAGCTCTGCAATCAATGCGTCAGCGTACGCAACAGCCGTTTTTTCAACATTTACCCGAAAATCCCATGCAGGGTCAACAAGACTTGCATTGGAGAGCAATCCCTGCATTGCCGAAATAGCTGCTTTGTGTCTTAGTGCATCCCAGTCAACACATCGTGCGTTTGCCTTGCGTATATCATTTTTGTTCAACATATCGCTTTCCGTTTTAGAGTTTTACATTCAGTTGTTCCAGATGCCTCTCAAGTCGCTTCCACTCATCCTCGTTGGTGTAGCCGAAGTTAAGGTGCTCCTCGCCAACGAAGTCATACTCGCCAATCCACTGAGGATGGTCTTTCGTCTTGTAATTGACCAGATACACCGGCACCAGCGCTTGCGCACCGATATACGAACCTTGCTCACCTTTCCTTCGAGTGCCAGGTTATAGAGCCGAGAAGCCTTTTCTACATAGTCCTCAAACTTCAGGACCGTCGTTTCTTGCTTTGTCTTTGCCATAGTCGTTCAGTCTTTACTGTTCATCTTTTGTTCATACTCAACCACCTTTCCCCTCGCTTCCTCGCGTGTCTTGTAGGCAACTTGGAAACGTCTCTTGTCACGCTTGGAGTTGGCAGCGTATTTACCCCGTCCATCCCTGTCCTTCTTTGCGACAAGGTGGCATGGAATTATCTCGTAGCAATGTGCTGCATAATACGTTTCTCTCATAGTCGTTCCTCCTATTCCTCGTAATAGTCAATCTCCTCGCAGCAGAACCACTCTTCATCGTTCTTGAAAACGACAAGGGGATACAAATCTGTTTCGGGTTTATCACTTGGGACGATGTAGCTGATGTCCCTTGCCTCCATTCTCTTGACAACCTTGTTGTCCACGTAGAATTTTGCCATTAGTTTCATAGTCAAACCTGTTTAAGAAATTTTCTTGAAAATCACATTCTTGCCATCATAGCGCTTATCCTTGCTGCAACTGCGCACGATACTACGGCATTTGCCATTCTTCATGAACGCACAACCAGAGCATTCTTCCAAAAAGCCATCAATACTGCCATCTTCAATACACACAAGCCGTTCACCATCGAATTCTACAACCTCACCAATGGCAACATCTTTTTCAGTTTCAATCACCACCTTGCTGACATCGAAGTCATGCTCCACCGCCTTGCCTCCAGCACCGAGGCACTCGATCGAAGCATCGTCAATCTCGAATCCTTCACCAACCATGTAAGTGTATTGGAAGTAGAGCGTCTCGCCGTCTTTCCTGTATTCCATAGGTCCGTCAACAACCTCGCCTTCATTGACAATCATCTTGATGATGTTCTCGTAGTCTTTCTCGTTCAGTTTCATAAAGCACTTTGTTTTATATGTTTTTGATTTATACTGCAATCCTCGTGAATAAAGGCGAGAGTTGCAAGCCGCAACCCCCACCATTTTATCGCCTTAACATTTGCTAACTTTGGTCATCCTCCACGAGGTTGTCGAACAGTCCTGGCTCCCTCGGATGCAGGGCTCTCAGCTCATCGCGGAAGAAGTCCTTCTTCGTCTTGCCCATCTTCCTGCCCCTGCTCGTATGCACGTCGAACGTGTAGTCAGGTACAGGAATGGGATGCAGGCGCACATCGTCAATCCACTTCGCCACCTCGACATCGTTATGGTCATACACGAAGTTCTGAAGGTGGTCAGTGTCCCTGCACTTCCTCACGTCGCAAAGCAGCAGCACCGCCTTGCTGATGAAGATTCTGCCTTTCTGCTCAGGCTGACCCTTGTTGACCAGCACGTAGCCGTTGTGAAGAGCGTCAATCTCACCCGTGATGAGGCCCCAGCAGTCTTCGGCACTGATGGTGTAAAGCCTCTTCCACACATAGTTCCCGTAGCCGCTCGACCACAGTTCCAGTGCGAAGTATCCAGCGACAGCATGGTCGGCTCTTCTGATTGCCTTCTGGAGTGCGCTGGAGCACTCGAAGAAGTTATAGCCGTTGATAGTAGGAGGTAACATAATTGCTTTCGTTTTGCTCTGCAAACCTCGTCGTTTTGAGCGAGAAAAGAGAACAGAAAGCCCGCCATTTTCACGCCTTAACGTTTACTAACGTTCTCAGCAAGCAGCGTCCTTCCTTTCTCTGCAAGCGGCGGTTTTGCCGTCGCCCCGTCACCGTTCCTCGCTGTTTTGCAGCGAGTCTAAAAAGGAAACTTCACGCTTATGTTATACTCCACCATCTGCTTCGTCGAGCCTTTCCCGTTGTTGCAGGCACCGCCCTTCATCTGTATGCACTCGCCAAAGTGCTTCCTGATGAGCAGGATGCTGCGCCGCTCCTCCTCCACGTTGCGGAAGGCACTCAGTCCCCCAGGATTCACGAACGTGTCCTTCTGACTGAACGAATTGCGCAGGTCAGTGAGAATCCTCCGCTCCTTGAACTTCGCGAAGCAGCTTATCCAGAAGTCCTCCTTCAACTTCAAGTCCTCGTTCCACCATGTCACGCCCTTCTTGTACCGCACGCCATACGAGCAGCCGGTTATCATCTTCGAGAACGACAGCCATGCGTTCTCCTCGTACATCATCGGGGTCGTTCTATTAGTGAAGCCGAACACATGCACGTCGAGCACTTCGGCAAGGTCATAGACCTCTTGGATGATCCGAGTCACTTTCGCCCTGTCCTTGATGACGGAGCAGTCCCCATAGTCCGCTGCCAGGTACTTGCACGTATGCACATCATCGTCCAGCATGAAGAGGTTGCCGAAATGCTTCGCCATCCAGTTGCGCTTCGGAATCAAGCCAACCACATCGTCGGGATGGGTGACTATCTCGCAGTCGGGATTGAAACGCTTATACAAGTCCTTCTGACCCTCCGCCACACAAATTATAGGGTCCGTTACTAAATACTTCGCGAACACCCTGTCATGCCGCTTATGGCTGGGGATGACAATTCTCAAGGGCTTCACGGACATCTTTAACGCTGATTACGTTAGACTTCATCACCTTCCCCGTCTTGTACGACTTCATGTGCTGCATGTTCAGGCGCTCACGCAGCCAGTTGCTATCGACCTCGTTCGCGCTCTGGATGATGAAAAGTTCATGCTTCTCATCAAACTTGGGAATGAGCGGATACACCGCGTCTTCGTTCTTCACGGCGTCAAAGCGCTCTTTGTACGGGTCCTTCTTCTTCTCCTCGGGCAGTTCCATGCCCCAGTCCTGCAACTCCTGTCTGTCCCACTCGTTCAGCAGCGCGTCCATATCCGTCTCCCCGAAGGAGATGTTGTCCTTGCTCGCTATCTCCCGAAGCTTCGCCACGGAAGTGTCCGCCTTCAGCACCTTGCACGGACATTCCTGGTGTCCCAGTTCCTTGCACGCCCTCAACCTCAGGTTGCCGCCAATGACCACGTACTTGTCTCCATACGGATAGACTATCAACTCTCGCAGGTCCAGCATATCTGGACAATCCTCGATGCTCTTCTTCATCGCCTCGAAGCGACTGTCACGGAAGAAGCGAGGATTCTTGGGCAAGCCTTCCACCTGCCCACGGTTCATCTCCAGCTTGGAGATGGGAATCACTTCTCGATTCATTAAACACTAATTTTAATTCAACAACACATTTTCAACAGCACCTTTCTTAGTGCCTATTTCTTCTCTTCCTTCTTGCTATATTCCCCCAGCCTGTTCATGAGCAGACGCTCAATATCAACCTCCACATTCCTGCTCTCCTTCTCCGTCCGCACGATGAAGCCGACGATGAAGATGAGCATATCCATCAACTGCTCCTGCATCCGCTTCAGATGCACGTCACGCATCCGCAGCGTCGTTTCCTTACGCGCCATCTCCAGCTCGTCATCCACCCTGCGGAACATGCCCGACAGGATGGCGGAATAGAGCTTGATGTTGGAAAACTCGCTAATCCTGAACTGCCTATTGATTTTGTCGAGGCACTTCTGCCTCCATTTGTTCAGTGTTATCATGTTATTTAGTTTTGGTTTGCTCAGTCCTTCTCGTAGATGCCCAGCTCCGACCCGTCGGGATATGCAAGTACCTGCTTGAACATCTTCCTGCATCGTCTCGGTGGGTTGGTCGTTCGATAGTGCCACTCGTTGAACAACGTGCAATGGAATGGGCCCCTTACAGGACACATCCTTGTCGAGTGGTCAAAGAGGAACGGGCACTGCCCGCAGCACGCAGGCTCTTCATTGATTCTATTTCCGTTGAGGATGACCATAGGCTCAGTTTTTTCGTTTTACGACCTTCGTGACAATAACAATGGGAGTGATATAGTCTCACTCCCAAAGTCTCGGTGTGGCTCACTATTGAGCCTCTTTCTCTATCGGCTTACCATCTTTGTCGTAGCCAAGTTCTTGCAGCTGTGCGACATATCCGTCAATCCGCTTCTGATGGCTTGTCCGCACCCTGCCCTCGATTTCCTCGTACTTGCCAGGTTGTGTATGCTCAAGCACGTACTTGCGGAATCCGCTATATGTGTAAGCCTCCAGTTGCTGCTTGAGGTACGAAGTCATAATAGCCGCCAGCATGTCCTTGTGCTGCTCCACAAAGGCAATGACCTCCTCATCCTTTATCTGCCAAGAATCCTTGTTGAAGAACTTCGCAGCGAGGTTGTTGGTGTTCTTAATCATTATGGCGCTAAGGGCGATTTCCTCGAACGGCTCAAGTCCACCGTCATGCGCTGTATAGTCGAATGTTTTCCGTACCTCGCTATCCACGTCGCTCTGGATGTCCTCCAACTCTTTCACCTTGCGAACAAGCTCAGCGACGTTGTTCGTCCTCACCTCGCGCATCAGCCTCCATGCCGACACATTCAAGCGCTCAAAGCTTGCAACCTCCAAGACTTCGACCGCATCGCCACTCGCCAACTCTTCCTTGTAGCGTTCATCGTCCTTGTCATAATAGACTTTGCCGTTGGTTTGCTCGTAATACCACATCTCATAGCCTTCATCCTCAATCTTCTTGACGAGCTCCTTGTATGCTTCCTTCACGTCATCGTCCCAAAACTGCGAAGGAACTTTCGCACCGAAGAGGACCATCTTTCCTGTTCTCCACACTTCGCCCTTCTTCAAGAAGTCGTGCTCATGGATGAACTTCTAGACGTAGGCTTGTGCCTTCTTGTGCTTGCACTCAGGCTTGGTGCACTTCGCTTCATCCTTCATCTCGTAGAACAGACAGCCGTGGTTGCTCGTGTTGCAAAGACAGGTCTCGCATTTCGGGAACTCCTTGCCGTCATGCCACCCCTCTTTCTTGTCAGCGAGGAAAGGCACATTGTCAAGAATGTCGAAATGGTCGTCAACCCAGTCCTTCACGTCGTCATAGTCAACCTCGTAGCCTTGATGCAATCCAAGACTTCCGTCCTGATAGAACTCCTTCTGGTCTTCATCGCTGAACTTCGCAATGAGGTAAGCAGCTCTGATAGGCATCCTGCCCTCTCTGAGCACCGTCTTTAGCTCGTCTATGAGTCCGTTGAGGCGGACGCGGTCCTGAACGAAACGCTCACTCTTGCCGAACCTCGCCGCGATGTCCTTCGTCTTGCCACCTCGCTTCATCAGCTCCGAGAAGGCAAAAGCCTCTTCGATAGGGTCAACGTCTCTGCGCTGAAGGTTCTCGGTAATCATGGCGTCGTAGGCTTCCTCATCGCTCATTTCCCTCACGATGCCAAGGATGTACTCCATCCCGTTCAGCTTGCATGCACGGAAACGACGCTCACCGCAGACAATCTCATACTTGAACTCGCTCGTCGAGCCGTCCTTGTTAATCTTCACACTCGCTTCCTCGGGAACAGGTCGCACCGTAATCGGTTGCAGCAGTCCCTGGTTCTTGATGTTCTCCGCCAGTTCCGCGAGCGAATCCTTATCGAAAGTCTTTCTCGGGTTCATGGCGCTCGGTGTGATGTCGCACACCTTCAAGTTCTGTACTTCCATGTAGTCAAGTTTTAAAAGTTTATGTTAGAAATTAGAAATTGTAGCCGAAGTTGTAGAAGTCCGCCTCCTCGAAGTGCAGCTTGTTCTCGTCGAAGTCATGCTCCAGGTTGTCCTCATCCTTGGTACAGCAGGTCACCTCTCCGATGTTAACATAGAAGTCATTGCACTCCCACTGGGAGTCTTCATTAAAATCTCCGTAGAGTCTCAGGGAGTAGTCCACGAAAAGCGTTTCCTCGCCTTTATCATATTCCACGGTGCCATCATATTCGCCCTTCTTGATGATTGCGATTGCAATGTTCATGTAGTCGTCCTTTTCCAGTTTCATAAAGCACTTTGTTTTTATATGTTTTTGATTTATGCTGCAATCCTCGTCATTATTGACGAATTATGCAAGCCGCCACCCTCGCCATTTTATCACCTTAACGTTTGTTATCAGTTTGCCTCGCCACCGTTCCCCCGAGCTTCCGCCCTCGGTCCTTAGTTCAGTAGTTTCTCAGTAAGCGGCGGCTCCGCCGTCGCCCTCTCCTTTGTACTTTGTCCCTTGTTCCTTTGCACTTAGTCCTTGCATCCTCATCTCCCTCTCCTCCGCCAGTCGTATCAGCCTATCCGGGTCGCATTCCTCCAAGGTCGGGAACCGTCCCCTCGGATGATCCTTGTCAGTGACCACCACCTTATGCTCGATGAGGTACTCTCGGATGACCTCAGCACCGTCCTCCCTCATCTTACAGTCGTAAAGGAAATTCTTGTATTCCTCCGCCGCCATCAGTCCAGAACTCTGACGCTTGCGCTCCTTCGCCTTTCGTTCCTCCTCATCCCGCTTCTTGTAGATTTTCTCCAGCTGCCTGTTGCGGACGGTGTAGAACTTGTTAAGCCCCATCATGATGGCGTTCATGTTCACCGTTCCGTAGAACTCGCCATAATCGCCGCACTTCATGCCCCTGAAGAACGCCATCAGCTCCGTCACCTTCAGGCCTCCGTGCCGTTCCAGAATCAAACTTGCGCAGTCGTCAATCTGCCGCACGTCCATCTGCCACTTGTAACCCAACTGGCTGTTCAGGTCGCCAATCTGTATGGCGAGCCAACTCATTGCAGTCTGATATCCGAACTGCTCGTTCACCTCCTTCAGCATCGGAGCCGTACCCGTGTAGATTCTGTCTTTCCCCTGCGTGCAGTAGTAGTTCTGCATCGAAGGGTTGAAAGCCTCCAGGAACTCAGCCGCACTCCTAACCTTCATTTGCGAGGCTGGCAAGCTGCCTTGCGACGTACTCTTTGATACTTCGCTCGTACTGCTCGCGTCTTGCTTGTTGGGCGTCAACGCCCCGTTCGTTGTTTCCATGATTGTTTATGTTTGACCGTTTGTCCTTCAATGGGAAGAAGCCCGCCCAGTTGTTCGCCATCGCCTCATGGATTATCTCCATCGCCTCCACAGGGTCGCCTCCGCTCATCTTGTATAGTTTCTTGTAGCATTGCGCTATCGACTTGTCGTTCTTGTACGTCTGCCGCTTCTGGCGCTTGTATTCCAACCACTCCTCCATCGGCAGGGAATACTCGGGAAGAATAAGCTCCGACAACTTCTGAGGAATTTCCCCCTGGGGGGATGAAGGGGGGTCGATTTCTTTTTTATTTTTTTCTTTATTATTATTTCTTTCCTTCTTTCCTTCTTTCTTTCTTATGTTTGGTTGCGTCATCGTTGCATCATCGTTGCACGGTGGTTGCGTCATCGTTGCATCATCGTTGCGCACATCTTGGTAACTCGCATAATTACAAATAGTTATCTGTTGCGCTTTCTTGTTGCAAATTGTTTCAATCATCCGTTCGGATTCTAACAACTTCAAAAATCGCCTAACGCGGAACTTATTGACGCTCCAACGAGTAGCAAGAAAGTTGAGGCTGGCAATCATTTGCCCGCGTTTCAGCTTTACCACTTGAGCGCCAACAAGTACGTCGTTGTCCTTGATATTTGCCATCAGAAGCAGGTCTATCCACCACTTGAAATACACTGCATTGCTGAAAATCCAATGGTCAGTGATGGAGCGGCTTATCTTTATCCAGCCATCCATGTGTCATAGATATAAATGGTAGTACTTCCTCGCCTGCTCTATTAACTCGTCGCACCTTTCATCTTTCATATACGAGCAGACTTCCCGAATAAACTCTAACAATCCATGACAGACTACGTAAACATTCCCGTATTTCTCAACGGCTTCCTGCCACAGCTTCTGTACGTCGCTCTGCTTGCCTTCCCTCTGCCCCTTCGCCTTCGGCTTCTTCATCTCTATGCAGAGAGTGTGTGCCTCTACGCTGGGGACCAGGAGTATCAGGTCAGCAGCACCGGGCATCAGCCCCTCATAGGAGAGAACCGCACCCGTTCTGCCCAACCTGAAGCCACCGTTCGGCACGGAAATGAGGTTGCGCATCAAGTCGGGATGCGTCTTCCTGAACCATTGCACACAAATGTGCTGTATCTTACTTTCGGAATAGTTAGCCTCCATCTTCGCTATCTCATCCCATGTCAAACTCGTATTCATAGTCTATCCTTGTATAGTTCAAAAATAATTTTCACTACGTCCTCGTCAATCTTCGTGCGCTGACCAACCACTTCATCGGCAACCTTCTGCTTGTTCTTTATGATTCGGTAGAGGTAGCGGTCGATGGTACGCTCGCCCACGAAGTAATAACAGTTCACGTTGTTCTTTTGTCCGTTCCTATGCGCTCGGTCTTCGGCTTGACAGCAGTCGGCATACGTCCATGGGAACTCGATGAACACCACCCTCGATGAGGCGGTCAGCGTCAAGCCTGTGCCACCACTCTTGTAGTTCAAGATAATCACCTTCGTGTTGTCGTTCGTCTGGAACTTGTCAACGGCTTGCTGCTTCTGCGACACGCTGTCACTGCCCGTCACGGTGACAGCCTTTGGAAAGGCTCTTTTCAGTTCCTCAACCACTTCCTTCAAGTAGGCGAAGATAATCACCTTCTGCCCGCCATCCACAATGTCATTAACGAACTCACGCACGGCTGCAACCTTCCCCCTGGCACTAATCTGCTTGAGCACGCCCATCTTCACGATAATCTGACCACGCTCAGCAGCAAGAAGCTTGTCATCGTCTGCATTCTTATACTCCTTCAGGTATTTCAACAAGTCACGCTCAGCATCCTCATATTCCTTTCGGTTGGAGATATCACACTCTATGAACTGTCTTGTCTTCTCGGGCAACTGCGAAAGAACAGCTGCCTTTTCCCTTCTGAAGAAACAGCTCTGCCACAGTCTCACATTCAGCTCCTTCGTGTGGCTGCTCATGTCGTAGCCATCACAATACCTGTCGAAGAAAGCACGAAAACCACCAAAGTCTCCAAGGCGGTTGAGAATCTTCAGCTGCTGAATCAAGTCCACGTTGTTGTTCACTACAGGAGTACCAGTCAGCTCAAACACGAACTGTTTGCCACGGCAGATGCCCTCCACGAGCTTGCTTTGCTGAGTCCTGCCGTTCTTGCACTTCTGACTCTCGTCGATAATCACCGACTTGAAGAGCTTTATACGCACGTCGAACCCCGTCCGCTTGGTCTGCTTCGTGCCTTTTGCATCCTTCACGAAAAACTTCTTCAGGCTCTCATAGTTGGTGATGACCACGCTGGCCATCCCTCTCTCTATGTATAGTTGCCAAGTGTTCTTGTTTCCATCGTAAAGAATTATCGGCTGGATGCCTGCAAATTTCATGAACTCGCGCTGCCAGTTGATTTTCAGTGCGGCAGGACAAATCACCAAGACGGGGAATGTCTCTCCGTACTTCTCAGCCTCCATGTGTGCCTTCACTACGGCGCAGATGGCCTGCAGTGTCTTTCCAAGCCCTGGTTCATCCCCGAAGATGCACCGCTTCTTATCGAGTGCGTAGCGCACGCCTTCGAGTTGATAGGGGTAAGGATCCATCAGCATGTAATGCTCACCCTCGAACGGAAGCATAGACGGCAACGGTGCCACCGCGTCATCGTCCTTCAGTTCGCTGACGATACAGAGGCTATGGAGCCTTATCCAATCAATCAGCCTTTTCGTGTACCACTCCGCATCCCTTCCCTCTGGATAGAGGCTCGCATCCGTGCTGATGGACCAGCAGCGGTCAAGTCCGTTCCACCTGAGAGTCGGAATGCGGTGCAGTACCAGGTTGATTTTTTCAGGCGTCTTCATTCGACCGAACGAGAAACGTATCTGCTTCGGCAGTCGTTCAACGAACATCTTCATTTAACGTCCTACTCTTCGTTTTAAATGGAGGTGAGTACGTCGATGATTTTCGTTTCCTCGATGCGAAGAATTTTCCAATCCATCAGAGAACCGTACATGATTTCGTTTACTGCCTTGCGTGCTGACTCGAAGTTCTCAGCCTGCACAAGCATGTACTGGCTCGACATCTTTTCCTTCTGCGTCATTTCGTCTATGGTGATATATCCGAGCTTCACCTTAAACCATGTGTCCGCGTCCTCATTGTCAAAGTCGAAGGCAACCGCTCCATAGGAGGCGATGCTTTCCGAAACTACTCGGAAGTTTTCATGGAGCGGTGCGGCGTATTCTGTAGCCTTCGTCTCGGCTTCCGTAAAACTGATGGCACCAATAGCCAACGCGTCTGTGTGCTTCTTTCCGAACTGGTCAAGGCTCTCCACCTTCACTTCGAAAAATCTTTCTGTCTTTACTTTCATAGTCTCAATAGTTTTTAGTTTTAGTTATCGTTTGGGTTCCATTTTTCGCCTATCCACTGAGTTTTACCAAGCATCAAGATTTCCTCGTTGTCAAAAGACGCGCACAGAATCTCAATCCTGTTCTTGATAGGTCGCCATCGCTTCCCTTCATACTCGATGATGAGGTTCTTCGCATCCACGACCTTCGCGCCAGTCGCCTTCTCAAACCGTGCAATCACCTCAGGGGTCAGCACTTTGTTTTTCTTGCTCATATTTTTTTTGTTGCTAATTAAGTTTCTCCGTACGCGGTGGTTCTGCCACCGCCAATCAATACTCCGTCAATATCTGCAAGAACTCCTCCTCGCTCAGTCTCGGGTTCTGCGCCACGATATACGTCAGCACAGCGTCCTTCACGTCCTTGTACAGCTGCTCGAACTCCAGCTCGTTCATCTTCTCGAAACTGATGCTCTTCGCCGTATGCACCCAGTGCCCTGTCATCGGGTCGTAGCTCTGCACATAGTGACCAGCTAATATCTGCAACGAACTGCGCATCTGCTCCTTTGCCTTCGTCTCGTCGGGAATCCCGTGGTGGAAGGATTGCGCCTGCTGCTCAGTCAAGCAGTCCCATGCGCAGTTTATCAACGCGAAGTATTTACGGTGAAACTGAAGGTTCCTCGGCTTCATCGGCTTGATGTCAGCCTTGTAAACCTCACCAATCTTCAGTTTCCGCTTCTCTTCGTAATCGTCATCGTAGAGGGGCTTTAACCCCTCTACTGTATTCTTCAGGAGCAGTATCATAGTCGTCAGAATGGAAAGTCGTCTGGGTCAGGAGAACCGCCCCAACCATTACCAGCCTGTGGTGGTGCGTAGGATGGTGCAGGAGGCGTTTGCGGTGCTGCCGCTTGATAGTTGTTAGGCGCAGGAGCAGGAGCCGCCGTAGGAGCGAATTGTGGCGTTGGTGGAGCTTGCACAGGTGCCGCTTGTGGTGCAGGTGCCTGGCCTTGAGGTGCAGCACCCTGCTGCTTTCTGCTTGCAAACCACATGTCAGTCACGTTTATCTCCGTGACCTCAACCTCTGCGCCTTGCTTGTTCGTGTACTTGCGGTACTGCAACTCGCCCTCGATGACGAGCTTGTCACCCTTATGCACGTAGTCGCGCATCAGTTCCGCCTTCTTGCCCCAAAGGATGAGGTTGTGCCAGTAGGTCACGTCCTCAACCTTCGTGCCGTTAGCCGTCGTGTAGCCCTTCTTGGTTGTTGCCAATCTTGCTGAGGCTACCACATTGCCGTTTTGGAGCGTTCTTACTTCGGGCTCAGCTCCAATATTGCCCATGAGCATCACTCTATTCATAGTCGTCTCTGATAGTTACTGTTAAACGTTCGTTTGTTTTCTTTGATTTCTTCGTCTCCTTCACGTACTTCGCATAGAGCTCAGGGTTCTCCTTTCGGAACGCAGCCTCATCAAACACACTCACGCTCTCCATCCGCTCCGATGCTTCCGTGTAGGTCAGTCTCAGCCTTCCACCGTCGAAAGTCTTCATGCCTTTCTCGCGCATGAGTGCACGCATCCGTGTGGTCAGTTCATCGTAAGCCTCCTTCGCAGCCTCATACTTCTCCTTGATGTCGATGAAAGCCTCAATAGCATCCTTGTCCAGCAGCGCAGGAACATCCGCTTTCTCAGTACGCGGCGGCTCTGCCGTCGCCACCTCTCCGCTGCGTCTCGCCTTGTCCTGCTCGATCAGCGCCTTCACCTCCTCCACTGGCTTGCGCTTCAGCTCGTGGAACTCACGGAACAACTTCAACTCGCCATTCGATTTTTTCTTCTTCGCCCAGCAGCAGAACAGCTTGTCAATCTTCAGCCCTGGATTCTGAAGCTCGAACAGGTAAGCGTAGATGCTCAACTGCCAAGTCACGTACTCCTCATTATAGTTATACGTGAACTTCATGTCAGTCAGAGCAATGCTGCCCTTCACCTTTCTGCTCTCCCATATCAAGTCGATGGAGCCAGCTACATATTCGCCGTCGCTGACAAAGTATTCGCTCTCCACCCACTCATAGCCAGCCTCTTCACGCATCTCTATGACGGCTTTTGCCTCGTCACTCTCTATGTATAAGCCGATGCGTTCAGCACGTTCCACTTCCTCATGAATAGTCGAGCCATACACCGCAGCTCTTGCCAACGTTGCCCTGTCAACGTTCTTATACTCGTCCGCGAACAAGTTGTCACGGATGATGCCCGTCACGCTCCGAGGAAAGATGTGAGGTCTCTCGCCCTCAATCATCGAGGAATAGGTGTGTGTGCTCGCATTGAACACCACACCCGAATTTGTCAGTTTCACAGTTGTCATTTCTTCGCAGTTTTAAGTTGCTTTCCACGTTCAGCAGCCGCATTGTAGAAGTCACTGCCCTTCGTTTGGAACTCCTTGTACTTATTCCAAATGTCGTTCAGTTGGTCGCGGTTCTCAGCTGCCATGATTTCCTCAACGGCAACCTTTATGCGCTGCTTTGCATCCTCCTGAGCATCTTTCTGCTGCTGGAGTGCTGCCTTTGCCTCCAGCACCGCACGCTCATGCTCTGACTTGCTCCATGCAAATCGGCAACGACCTTCCTTGTCGAGCACCTTCACCTCGGTAATCTCCCTGCGCTCCTCATCGTAGGCGATGAATCCGACGTGGAATTTGGTGTAGTTGCTCACCTTCGTCTTGCCCTTGTCTTCGTACCACTCACCATTCTCAAGGTTGATGAACACGCTCGGAGCCGTGTAGAGTTCCCTGCCGATGCCCCAGTTGAAGCAGGCACGCTTGAATGCGTCACTCGCTTCTCCCTTCACCGCCTCGGTGTTGCTCTCCGTTCCGACATCCTGCTTGCTCACCCATTCTTTCGTCTTCTTGTCGAAGATGCTCACCGTACAGAACAGGTGCTGGTCAATAAGCTCGTGCTTCCTCTGCCATCCTAAAGGACCGAACACTTGATCGAGGATACGTTGGTCACATCGTGCATCCTTATAGAAAAGGAGTGAGCACCATGCCTTACCGTTTCGGGCGCCCACCTGGGCAACCCTGCACTCAATGTCGTCTGCCGACAAAAGAGGAATCATAAATTCTTTTTCCATAATCGCATTGTTTTAATATGTTTGACAAAGTGTTACTTTCTCGTATGGTAGATGCTGACCTGCATGCGCCGCTTTACAGTGTCATAGAAGGCATAGCAGCTCAAGTGGTAGAATTCGACCACTTTTAGCAAACAGCCCATCGTCGTACCGCCTAAGAAATTGGGAAGCCAGCAGAGCAAGTGTTCTTCCTCAATCTCAAACTCCCATTCATCACAGAGGCTCCCAAGCTCTCTGTAAATCTCCTGAGCTAATTTGACCGCAGACGGTGCTTCCTGCACGCCCAGGTCCTCCTTCGTAATCTTGAATGTGTTCATGATTCGCATTGTTTTATATGTTAGACAATAAGTTTAATTAAGATGTTGCAAACCTCGTCATTTTTAGCGAATTACAGGCAACGAAAACTTCGCCATTTTTTCGCCTTAACGTTTGCTAACTGTTTTCTCCGTAAGCGGTGGTTCTGCCACCGCCTCATAAAGCAGGGAGGATGAGTCCGACGCTTTTAATTCCTCTCTCATCCATCCCTGCCGCCAAACACCTCAGGACAGACGTTATATCTCGTGCGTTCGTAAGAAATGGGGGAGAGTCCGAGGCTTTACACCGTTTCTCTCCCCTGGCAAGCACCTAAGTACGTTATCTTTGGTCGAACGCGTTATGTTCTTCGTTCATCGTCTTAAAAAGCACGCCCGACCCTCACGGGCAGAGCGTCGCAGAGTTCATTTAAACCTAATCAATATAAATTATGAAGAAAAATCGCACCTTGCGGCACGTATGGGTCAAAAGCCATGCGACCTTCACAGGCAGCATGGCGAAATTGATTGAATGAGTAATGAAAAAAATTAATCACGAAAAAATGAAAGTTTAACATCATTTTCTAAATTCTAACCATCATGAAAAAATTAGTTGTCAGTGGAGGAATCGCACCCCATTTAGCTGATTAGGCTCGTTCTCTCATCATTGAACCACACTGACATGCTTTTCTAAATAACAGAACTATAACAAACCATTTCAGAGCTTTCAGATAATTGTTAATAAAAAATCTTAATTCTCTCTTCTCTTTTCTCTAATCGGCGTTAAGTTTTAGAGGGTTAATGAAAAATTGTGCAAGTATAGTTTCTCAGTAAGTCGCGCCTCTGGCGTGACCACGTCGGGATTGTCGAAGAAACCGTCCGACCCTCGCGGGCAGAACGGTGAAAATTGTTAACCAATAATTATCAATGAAAAACATTTGTTCTGCTTAGTCCAAAAATACACCAGCGACCTTCGCAGGCAGCCAGTGCCAACTACTAATTAACTAATACTATCGCTTATGAAACATTTAACGAACCCATTCTGTGCCACAGCACAAAACTTTTTCCAAAAGGGAAGTGCGGATTAAGAAACATACCCACGCACTTCCCTGTAAGCCTTTTCTCCGTAAGCGGAAGCTCTGCTTTCGCCTCTCCATCAAAACCCTGCACCACCCTCACGGGCAGCGCAGGACAAACGTATTAACACTTTTTTCTTGTCGTTTACAAGTGCGCCACACGCCTGTGGCAAGAAAGGTTCCTTAACCTAAATCATAAATTACCAAATCAATATGAAAGTTTTCTACCCTTCGTCATGCCTTCAACCAGAGGGCGAAAATGAACATCGCCCACATGGAGAGGCTCAGCGCGAGCCCCTTCCAGTCTATGTCATACCTTTTCATAAGTCGTTTATTCCTTGAATGAGAGTTTACAATAATGAGAGTTGCAGCGAAGGACGCAGCCAAAATAGTCACCGAATCTCTGCAACAGGCTTTCAACTATGCGAGGATTTTTAACTTCATAACTATTCAACAACGAACAGGTGCTCCCTATTGTGTCGCTTTTTCTCAGCGTCTTGCGGAAAGAAAGCTCCTTAAAGTCGTCCTCTTTAGGGATGTTCATGTATCTGAATCCATTATCTACGAGAAAAATATTTATCTCTCTTGGTAAACGAAAATAACGGGGCCAAATACTTCCTGCTAAGATTTCAATATTACTCTCAATCACCACTGTCTTGCGTTCCTTGCCACCGTTCCCGTCAGTTCCGCTGACGGTCTTCTCAGCCACGCTTGCAGCCTCCTTCGCCCCTTCGTTCTTCTTCTTTCGTCTTTCGTTCTTCTTTACTTTCTCAGTAAGCTTCGGTTCTGCCGAAGCCTCCTCCTCCACCATCTTTCCCGTCAGAGCCTGCGCAATCAGTTTGAAAAGTTCAGTGTCCTTCTCGCTCACATTCACGAAACTCTCGAAGTGGTCATCCACCGTCTTGCCAATCTCGTTCACCTTCTTGCCAAGCATCTCCATCATCGTCTTCGTCGCGCAATTACTGATGAAACCTTCAAGCGTACAAGCATGTTGGTTCAGTCCAGCAATCTTAGCGTTCGCCTCGCTCATCTTCGCGCTCAGCAAACCCACCTTCTCATTCAGCGCACCCAGCTGCTTAATCAGTTCCGTGCTCCTTGCAGACTCTTCAGCCCTCAGTTCGAGGACCTCGTTAATTACCTGGCGCAACTTGTCAAGCACCTCTTGGTTGTTGTTGCTAAATAATCCCATGATTCACTTTGTTTTTGTTTGTTTACGGCAACCTTTTCATGTGCCTTAGCACCTGCTCGCCGCGGCATTGCCACTTTCCGCGACAGCTCGTGTCCACCTCTACGTCCCCACGCTCGATGAGCAGCATCAGCTTCTTCCTGCCACCAACGATGGCAGCAGCCTCGTTCCTGCTGAAGCCCCTCCTGTCGAAGTAGCTGAGAATGTTTTCCAGAAGCCTCAGCTTCTGTTCAGTCATTAAGCAGTTCTCCATACAAGGAATTTCTTTGTGTCCTTCAAGTCAAGTTTGGTGCTCCAAGCATGACCGAGACAACGCTGAGGAGCCAGCTTCACCGTTATCACCTGACGCACAGCGTTCGCTTTTCCCAGTTCAAACGCCAAGCACGCCCCATTCACCTTCAGTCCCATCAACTGCTCTGCCACTGTCATCTCTGGATTGTAATCCTTAATCTTCATCTTTCCCATCATTTACATTATTTATTATTATGCGCCCGTGCGTGTTCCGATGTGAAGCCTTGGAAAAATGCTATGTGTGCAACCACAAAACCAAGGCACGCCGACATGGGGATTGCTCCCACGGGCAGTTTATTTAGTCCCTCAACCATCAAGCGTAAAAGATGTTGTAAGTCCGCAAGCGCAAGGCGGTTGAGGCTTGAATAATGTTAGCCAATTATTACCATGAACGGTTCTCTGAGTACACGTGCCGTTCTCACGCTCGGTGGCTTCGTCTTCATCCCGAAGTACCTATCCCGTATGTCAGGGAATCTCGGCAGGCTACATTGCCCGCTATCCCATCCCAGGAATTTCTGTCAGTTACCGATATTGTACCAACATGTCAATGAACTCTGCCTTAACGACCTTAGGTCGCACCCACTCGGAAAAAATTCAGTAGGCACCAAAAAATTTCCCGCAAACTCATTGCATTTCAAAAACATTGTTGTATATTTGTAATGTTGTAAGTTTGTAAGTGCAAAGGTAATCGGTTTCTCGATTATTTGCAAGTTTTTTCTCGTTATTTTAATCGGTTTCTCGATTATTTAACGTCCTTTAACGGTTATGCCCTAATTTTTGCTTATGAAAGAAAGAATTTTGACCATCATCCAAGCACTCGCGATTCCTGAGCGCAGGTTCGCGCTGCACTGCGGTCTGAAGCAGAACACGCTCCACGACCAGCTCCACGGAACGAGCCAAGTGACTCTCAAGACAGTCATGGCGATACTCGAAGCCTTTCCCGAAATCTCAGCGGAATGGCTGCTCAGAGGCGTGGGCGAAATGAAGTTAGCCGAATCTCCCGTCATGGTGGCAGAAGGAATGGCTGCAACCATCAACGACCTCACAGCGACCATCCAGGAGAAAAACACCCTCATCGCTATGCTCCACAAGAAAATCGAAGAAAAGAAGAACAACTAACACCCAACCACAATGAAAAGACTCATCCTCATGGCGCTCATCCTCTGCGCCACCACGTCATTCATATCCTGCTCCAAGGACGATGACAAAGAAACGAAAGCCAAGGAGGAAACCAAGACGGGAGCCTACGACTGGATTCTCGACTACATGCGCATTGTCAACATGAAAGACGTCCACTCGTACCCCGTCAGCATCGACACGCTGCACATCGACACGCTCTATTCCAGGACAAAGGAGGAAATCAAGGGAATGGTGGACGCCTACAACAAAACCGAACAGTACGCCACAGCAGAAGGAACCAAGTACATCTCCAACGTGATCGTCGCGCACAACTACACCGAAATGCGCACCATCAAGAAAGACTGGGGGTACATGTACCATTACACGAACGACGAAATAAAGAAGAACCAATCACTCTATCGTTCGTACCAAGGCTCCTACAAGAACATCACCGAGGTTGCAGCGCTCGACTCCGCCCGTGCCATAGTCAAGAAGTACGGGCACGACCTCCTCTGGCTCTCCGTGTGGGACGAAGTGGCCAACGTAGTAGTTTACGAGTGTGGCTCAAGTACAGCATCCAAATAGCCCCTTATTTCCTAAAAATTGTCGGCTCAATCTAAAAATTTCCTTGAAATGCCGATAAAATATGCCGATTCAGCAAAAGTTAAACAAAAATTCATTATTTCAATGAAAATCCTCAAAAAAATTCACCTATCAATCGAACAATCAGTCGCTTATATTTGTATTTAACATAAATAGAAACTCGATTTTGAGTCTCAAAAATAGTCGAAAAATTGTCGATTTGTTTCCTGAAAATTGTCGAAAAAATTGTCAAACATAAAACCCAAAAATCATGGCACTATTATCATTGGTGGTCCTTCCTGCCAAAGTCAAAAAGGGAGGCAAGCACAACGTCAGAATCGCAGTCGCGCACAACTCGCAGACACGCTACATCGTGACAGACGTCATCATCGACTCCATCAAGCAATGGCGTCACGGACAGGTGATAAACCGTCCTGACGCAAACATCCTCAACATGCGCTTGCGTCAGAAGCTCGCAGAATACGAGAAGGTACTCGGAGAGCAATACTATTTAGATGGACTTACTTGTTCCCAGCTGGTAACGCTGCTCAAGAACGGACACGAAAACGAGAATATGACCATTGGAGGCGCTTTCGACGCGATGCTACAGGTTGCGGACATTTCAAGAGGCTCAGAGTTCTACTACGCTACCGTTAAGAGGTCAGCGGTAAACTTCTTCGGTAAGAACAAGCTACTGCGAACCATCACCAACTCCGACGTGCTGCTCTACCAGAAGCACCTTCTCAAAAAAGGACTGTCAACAGTGACTGTACGAAACCGAGTAGTATCGCTTGGCACGGTGTATCGTTTCGGCAAGCGAAACGGGTACGTCAGGCCTGACATTCTGGACCCGTTCAACGGCATTAGACTTCCGCCAATCGTTGTGCATGATGACTGGCTTTCGTTAGAAAACGTGAGAAAGGTGCGCGACTACATTCCTAACGCTCCATTCGTCACACAGCACATGCAGAAAGCTATCGACATCTTCATGCTCTCCTACTATCTCGGAGGAATCAACATCTGCGATATCCTGAGAACAGACTTCAGAGAGATGCAACACACCTTCTCATACACACGCAAGAAAGTAGAAAAGCGATGGGGACGGAAAGAAGACATGCTCACCTTCGATATGCCTGCCGAAGCTTGGACAATCATCAAGAAATACATGAAGCCGAACGGACACCTCAAACTCTGCGCATCAACACGAAACAGCATCACAAAGCACCTCGCCACCATCGCCCAGGAACTCGGCATCGAGAAGTTCACCCTGAAGGCAGCACGCAAGTCCTTCGCACAACACGCCTTCGACCTCGGTATCTCCGACCGCATCATCGACCGTGTCCTCGGGCATATCCAAGAGAGGCGAGGCAGCGTCATGCACCACTACATCATGGTGACAGACACCATGGTCAACGACTGCATCCGTCGAGTGATCGACAACCTCAATGCAGACAAAAACACCCGCAGCTTCGCAGCCGCAGGTGCCCTGTCAAACATATAAAACAAAGTGCTATCATGGAAAGCACAAAGTTTTTCGTCGCAAAGATAAAAATTTTTTCTCACTCATCGAACATTTGCCGAAGAAAAAAGTTTACCCTTATAGAAACGCACGTGATGATGACTTGTGCTGATGAGCGTTTCTACCTGGTGAGTTCGCAGCTCGGAGCGGACTCACCTTTTTTGTACATTTTTGTACATCGAAATCACTGCAAATTCGGTTGAAACCTAACTAAATGTACATTCATGCACATTTTTGGGAACGATTTGGGAAAGAAATGGGATTGATTTGGGAACAATTTGGGAAAATCCTAAAACAACAAAAAAAAGGCTTTCCACCCATCACGGACGGAAAGCCCCCAAAAACATAAACCTTTTAACTTAACTAAATCAACTATTTTTGACTATGAAACTTACTTAAAATTCAAACAACGACCTCTGCACACCCACTGTGATGCTCGGTCTTATCTTTCCGTCAGTGCCAAGCGAAGCACCTGCGCCAATGCCAAGGCTCCACTTCTTCGGCTTCTGGAACTTCGTGACGGTAATCACCTCCGTCCGCTGATACACGTTGATGCTATCGAGACTCGGCATATAGCCACTCACCCATGCCTTATACGTGCTGTCCTCATACACCTTCTGCTCGATAGGCACCTCCACCATCACCGAGTCACGTATAGAATCCGTCGAAATCTGCGCATAATTTTTCTCCGTAAGTGTCGGTTCTGCCGACACCTTCAGGTACACCTTTTCCGTTCGCACAATCACACTGTCCTTCGCCACGGGCTTAATAACCCGAACCGTGTCAACGACAGTCACCGTATCGCGGACCTCCACGAGTTTCTCCTTTCCGCACCTGCTGCCATACAAGGCACCAAGAGCGAACAAGCCAACAGCCAGCAGCAGCCCTATCACTATCTTCCATCCCGTTCTCATTGCATCGAGATATATTTGCAGATACCGTCCACATGCAGCTTCGCGATGGCTTTCTTGCCCTCCTCGGTCAACAGGTAATCGACATCCTGTTTGTTGTCCTGGAACAGATTCTCAGTCAGCACCGCAGGACAGAGCGTGTCCCTGCAAATGGCGAGGTTCTGCTTCCAGTAATTCACCGTAGCAGCATACGGGCGCATCTTGAAACCCACCCTGCTCGCAGCACCAAACAGCGCATTCGCCAGCACCTTGCTCTTCTGCGAAGCGTTGAGGCTCACACACACCTGCCATCCCCTCGCGTCATGCCACTTGCTGTCCGAAGCAGCTGCGTTCACATGGATCGACACGAGCAGCACGCCCGTGTACTTCATCTTCTTACAGATGGCGTTCACACGCTTCACCCTCGCGCTGAGGCTCACGTCGCTCTCTTCAGGAACGATGCGCTCGGCATCAATACCCTTCGCACGCAGTCCGTTCACCACCATGTCAGCCATCTCTCGCGCCCAGGCATATTCCCTGAGCTTGCCGTCGGGACTTCTCTTGCCCGCGGTCTCCTTACCGTGTCCGTTGTCAATCAGTACCTTCATTGCTTTCCTCCTCTTCTACAGTACAATCCGTTTCTCTGTAAGCTTCGGTTCTGCCGAAGCCACCATAGTCATGTTTCCGCGCACCCACCTCGATTGTCGTATCGCCGTGCTGGAACTTAGCCTTCGCCCCTGCTCGGATGATAGCCGGCAACTTCTGAGCGAAGTCAACCAACAGTCCAAAACCCATCAGCTCGCCAATGGCAGACAAGACGCTCCCGTCAATGACACCAAGCGGAGGGAGCACGAATCCACACACCACCAATATGACACACACCAGCATGATAGCATACATGTACATCGGTGTACCTTTTGCAATAATCTCTGCCATCTTCCTTACATTTTAGATATGAGCAAGACAATCAGCACCACCATCTGCACCACCGCCCCTGCAGAGCCGACAAGCACGTACCTGAGCAAGTCCCCATGCTCCAGCTTCCCGTTCCTTCTATACTGCGCATATTCCCTCAGCGTAGCAATCGCAGGAGAGAAGCTCCCGAGCACCACACCCAGCAGGAAGAACCCGACCGTGCCAACAATGTCCCTATGTCTTGCGTTATACTCCATTTTTCTTTGTCTTTCGTTTCTCAGTAAGCGTCGGCTCTGCCGTCGCCTTTCGTTCTTCGTCTTTCGTCCTTCGTTCTTTCGTCGAGAGCCTACTTCTCCGTCAGCAGCTCCCCGATGAACAGTCCAAGCATAGCAACAACAGGAATCAGGAAGAACGTCAGCCAACTGAACTTCACCTTGAACTCCTCCTTGTAGCACATCACATAACCGACGGCGAGAACGCCCGAACTCAGTCCAGCGCAGAAAAGCCCGTGGTTGAAACCATCCTCTCCAGTCATGCCGCTGCTCATCACACCGATAATCATGGCGAACAACCACCAGCCCCATCGAGAGTCAACCGTACAGAGAAAGTCCTTAACGACTTGAAATACTTTTTTTACCATAACCTTCGTCTTTTGTTCTACGCAAAAGTAAACCAAAAAAGCAAATTCACGAACACACTTCTCCCGTCTTGCATGCACACTCGCCCCTAACAACCTAATTCTCACACTATTCCCAAATCAGCAAAATCACATCAAGTTTCCAAAAAAAAACATTATCCCTCATATACTTTTGCTTCTTTCATCCAAAACCACTAATTTTGCGCCACAAGTTTACAAGTCAATCAAACCAAAACCAATATCAATTATGAAACATCATCTCATCACAGCCATCATCATGGCTCTTTCACTCGTGCCATCCATCGCCAAGACACAAGATTTCTCAGCCGTCAACGAAGACGACGTTACCATCTACTACAGAATCACAAACACAACCAAAAAGGAGTGCTCAGTGTGCCGTAACGCGAACGAAGAAGAATTCTACTATTCAGGAGTTGTCGTAATACCTTCTTTGGCTTACTTCTCATCAACAAATGCTTATACCGTAACAGCAATAGCAGACCACGCGTTCTTCCTGTGCGAGGATCTTACATCTGTAACCATTCCATCCACTGTCACCAGAATAGGAATATCAGCATTCTACCATTGCAGAAGCCTGACATCCGTTTCGATTCCGAAATCTGTCACAACCATCAAGGATTACGCTTTTGCCGACTGCACGTCGCTCAAGTCAATCACATCCCACATCACAGACATCTTCGATGTCGATGAAACAACGTTCAAAGGTTCAGAAAACGCAACTCTCTATGTGCCTCAAGGAACAGTTGAGAAATACAAGGCAACAAAAGGATGGAACGTGTTTTCCAATATCGTAGAGATGTCAGACGAACCAGGAACACCCGAAGAACCAGACATTCCAAGCGAACAACTCATTCAGATTCTCCTTTCATGCAGCAACAGAGGTTCCGTCTCCATCAACGGTGCTCCAAGCATAACCAACAAAATCGCAGCAGCCGACATCAACGAAGGCGCAGACAACACCTTCACCTTCACACCAAAGCCAAACTGCCGACTCGACCAAGTCATCCTCAACGGACTCAACATCACATCCAACGTCGAAGGCAACACCCTCACCTGCACCATCCCAGCCAACTCGCAGATGATAGTAACCTTCACCACCGAACAAGGCGACCTCAACAACGACGGCACCATCAACATCTCCGACGTCGTCGCCATCGTCAACAAAATCCTCGGAATCCAATAGCGCCACCGTTCCTCGCGATTCCGTCGCGAGGCATAAGCAAAAGCAAAGGGCAGGAGTCGCACCCCTGCCCTTTATCGTTTCTTAGCAAGCATCAGTTCCGCTGATGCCCCTTGTAACGTTTCAAGAAGTACAATTATCCTATTTTTTGTACTGACACAGCGTGAACAAATAGCGGCCACGTTGGAGGCAAAAGACTTTCATCTACATTCGTGTCTCTTCCAATCTGAATAGTCAAACTCGTATCTTCTGGCTCAACATCCACTTCAAAATAATTTTCCGTCCAACCTGTTGAAACGATGTCTCTACAGATAGTCTTACCATTGAATCTGACAACCAGCAGTCCATTGATGAAATCACATGGTCTAACAGTTGGATAGACTCTATCCACATAATCATCATAAGCACTCGACGACACAGCACTTCTACAAGAGCATATCTTTGGAAACAACTCACAGACAATCCTTACAGCCAGTCTTGTGCAAGGCTGCTGCAATGTTATCGTTTTGTGTATCTTGTCAGTGTCCGAAGCCAATGCTATGTGCTGCTTGGAATTATTGTAGCCTGTTGGGTAGTCCGCAATATTTGTCGGCAGGGCTGACACAACTGCATTGTTGTTGCTTGCATCCAGCCATGTACCATCATTCATTGCTGTCGAATCATTAAGCTCCTGCCCATACAATCTGTAATGCCAGTTGTCCCAAGCACTGCTGTCAATAGTCTTGTCGTTTCCGTCGTAATCCGAAAGAATTGGATTCGCAAGCGTGAAAGAAGCACCGTCTGCGTAATTGACGACTATTCTCACCTTGTCGCCTAATTGGAAATCTTGTTGCGACCTGTCAATAACAGCTGTTACGACACCATCTTCGTATGTTGTTTCAAGACTTACGAACGACGTGACTTGAAGAGTATCACCAACTCTTCCGTTGTTACTCAAGACAGCGAGATATACAGCAGTAGGTTCGACGGATGATACAACCGAGAACGTGGCTTTCGTGCAGTTCACTTTCTCAAGGATAAATTCAATCAACGCCCATTTGTAGAAAGTGATACTCCCTTTTCTTTTCATGCACGACACTTCAGACGCACCGACATTATCACTCATATTATGAAGCGCAAGAGAATAATCCGTGCTTACAGGAGCATACGTTCCGAGAGCTCCGCCATCATCTATGTTGTCTGCTCTATTGATGTATAAGAAACCAGTACTACCTCCTTTTGCACCACATTGCACAGCCCTCCACTTCTGACAACGCTCATAATTGTTCTCATAAACCAAATCTGACACATCAGATATGCTACCAGAAGTCCATGAAGACTTGTTCTCTCCAGTTTCAGATTTGTAAGTTTCACGAACCTTGAACATCTTGACAGATTTCCTGATAGGTATCGTATTCAACAGTTCCATTTGATGTAGATACCCTGTGTTTTCACGATAGTTTCCATGACCACCGCTGGTAGAACCTTTATAAACATGAGTTACAGATTGGCTTGGATATAAGCGAGTCCAATAATTATTCGATGGAACATAATGAACATTGTTCTCTCTCGCCCACCTCTTGTAAATCGCTTCAAAGAAAGTTCCAGCAGGACCGAAGTTTCCACCTTCTCCCTCACCACCAAGTAGCATCTGGGCACCTAATGCCTTGCATACTTTCAAGGCGCTGTCCAGCCTTCCCACTTGCTTCTCTGGTGACACTGGCGTGACACCATCGTTCGCAGTATTATTGAACAAGATGTAATTAGGCTTGATAGATTTCGGTGTTGCCAATGAATCTGTCTTGATTGTTCCATTCGCTATGAGCGAATCTATATTGCTGTCGATTGTCGTGCCGCTTACACCTGCGTTGATGATATTTACATCTACCAAGTCGTTGATGCGTTCTGTATAACTCAAACCTTTCGGTGCATAGTCTTGCTGAGTCAAAGAAGAACCTGTGTATAATACGACAGTGGCATCATCAACAGTCAGCTTGTTTGAACCAGCTTCTTTCAACTCATCTTTCAGTTTTTCAACATCGTCTTGAATGGTAGTTATTTCTTCATACTCCACAGAGACAGATGTGCCTTTCCCTTTAACATTTGGACTGGTTCCTATTACTCGCATTGATGTAAAATAATATTGCGTATAAGGTGATGTTCCATAATAGCCGAAAATATTATGGTTCATCCTCATATATATGCTTTCATTCGCTTTCAATGGGATATTGGTAGATATAGTGCTTTTTCCACTTTCGAGAATCAACTCTCCACCGCTTCCCGAAATAACAGGTGCTCCATTACTATGGTTGCATATCTGGTAGTATAATTTGATGTCACTTTCAGCAGTTTTACCAAAATCAATTTTTGTTACGACTCTCGCATGGTCAACAACATCCATGATGTTTGTAAAGCAGCCTGCAAAAGTTCCACCTAGCTGCGTATAGTTTGATGTCGCTGTTCCATAACTTAGCGTCTTTGTCTTCAGTAGTCCGTTCAAGAGAGCATCTTTGATAATGCCCATTTTGTCATCTTCATACTCGTAATCAATCTTATACGCAGGAATTATACTCGATGCGGTGCCAACTGCACCTGCGCTGGAAGAAGTAAATCTGTAATTGGCACCATTTCCAGATGCCGCATCAGAGTACAGATATTGCCACGCAGAGTTCACCAGTTTTTGCACTCGATTAAATGCTATGATTTCCCCTGCTTGCAACACAATATTGTAAGAAGTTAAGTCAACAGACGTCTCGTCAGCAGCAAGTGTTATAGAACCTGCTCTCACTACCACGTAATTGTCTTCTTGGTCTTTTTTCGCGATGACATAAGGAACAGGTGTTTCTACGGAGAAACCTCTATTAAAATACACTTTTTTTAACCTTGCAATCGTGTCAAGCGGATTCCAATTACTGATATATCCTGAAATATTTCCAGCATTACCACTTAAAACAGTAGTACCTATCGACCACTCCTTTTGTGAACGAGCAAAGTCTTTCTCGCTGTCAATTTCGTTCAGTTTCTCCGTCAGCGTCTTGTTCTCGCCAGCCACAGTGATGCCATCACTCGTCAAGTCAAGTGTGCCAAAATCACAGACCGAAACCCAACTACCACCTACATACACCTTCAGCACATACGCATTCGTCGTGCCAACCAAAGCCAAGTCGCCCTCGTCACCACTCGCAGGGTCACTTGCCTGCGCATACTTGATAGCCAGCTTTCCAAACGTCTGTACCGTCACCCAATTTTCGCCATCATTGGAATACTGCAACGCATTTCCAACAACACGAAGCCCAGCGATAGGAGATGAATAGACGTGTCCCTCCTCATCAGTCAGTGTCAGATGCAGCAAACCGTCAGCACCCGTCGTGATGCCAACATTTCCCTTCACGCTCTGCCCGTCTGGAGTCTGGAACACCAACTCATTGTTCACAAGCACACTCGTAACCGCATCAGGAATAGTGATAGAAGCAACTCCGTTTTCGATGTTCACCTCGCTACCATTCACAAGAATCCCTTTCACTACGTCACCATCAAGCACATCCAGCAAATCCTTCAACGCCTCAATTGCAGCCTGAGTAGTAGTAACGTCTCCATCAAATATCTCCTCGGAATTGTCGAAGGAAACACGCTCAGCCGTACTGGACGGCTCAACCCAAACTGGCTTCAGGTCATTGTTAAGAGAAAGAATCTTTCCTGCCACTGCACCGCTCGCAGGATTCAACAACAACTGAACCTTCAGCGAAGCAAGCTCTTGTGGCGTGCCATTGTCTTCAAGGTAGATGTATTCTGAAAACACACCGCCAGAAAGCACACCAAACTTGAAGCTCGCCACCTTCATCGCAGCAGGAATGGATGCCGAGGCAGCATCCAAACTTGGGTATGGTCCCCACAACTTGTCAGCATGAGCGTGAGGCTCGTCCAAAAGGAAATTGGAAATCGGTAATTTAACAGTCTTTCCCATATCTATATTCTATTTTTTAAATCGTGATAATCAACTTGTCACCCAAAGCAACACCTGCATTGTTTGTGTTGTAAGTCCTGATGTTATAAGTCACCTCATTATAGGTAGCAGTTACAGCTGCCGCAAACTTGCTCTCGTCAAAGGTGATACCGAACGATGCCAAAGCAACCGAACCTGGAAACGCCTTCGTGGATGGGTAGGCGATGAAGAACGAATCGGTGACAATTTCTGAAGTCTGCTGGCCACTCACAACCAAAGCACCCGTACCAATCAAGGCAGCATCCTTCGAGCCTCCCATCGTGTAGCCACCGACGTAGTATCTGTCCTCTGCCTTTGCCACACCATAAAGCGTAACATTGTCCGTCACACTACCGATATGCACCGCATACGTTCCGTTTGGCTGCAACTGCGCATTGATAGTAGCACTTCCCATCTTTGCGTATGGCGGAGTCGTCACATACCGACCTTGCGCTCTTGTGAAGACAATATCCACGCTACTACCTCGTGCCACAGGAGAAGTGAAGCCGCTTGTCGTGAATCCAGACAATCCGCTTGCATTGCTAATCGTAAGGTTGTTGCTCAGCACAGCAACCGTAATCACAATGTCGCCCGTCACTTCCTGGATGTCTATCGCTCCGTCTGAGTAACATTGCGAGGTGATATTCACACCGCCCATCGTCACCACCACGTTCGATATGCTGTAGCCACTCGCAGGCACAATCGTGTTCTGATAACCGTTCCCCTCGCTCACTTCTGTCGTGCTGGTGTCGCTCATGGAGTAATGGCTCATCGAACTTGGCAGAGTCACCCGATACACACCAGGCATCGTCAACCCGTTCTGCTCACACAGCTTGCTGAACCAAGTCCTCACGCCACCACTCTTCACGAAATTCTCGCTGTTGTCCTTGGGAGTGTTGTCAACGACAAAGTTCACCTTCTTCGTCGTCTCATCAATCGGCAGGTCAACACCATTCACTTGAACGCCCTTCACCTTGCCGCCCTGCTCGATACGTTCGTCAACCTGAGTCTTCGTGTAGGTGTCGTTCCAGCGATTCTTTTCGGTCGTACTCACATGGACATTACCATTGCCCGTGTGAGCGTTCAGTTCGCTCTTTTCAGCCTTGCCGCTCACAGCGTTCAGAATCTGCTGAATCACGCCACCCAACTGTTGTAGTTTGAATACTTTTGGCATAATCTTTTCTCGTTTTAATTGTTAACCTTCAACCACCAAATACTTGCCCTCGTCATCTACGAGGAAATTGTCGTCACCGTCAACGAGAAACGTGTACTCGTCACCGATGTCGCCACAAAGCCGCTCCACCTCTATGTTCGGCGTGCAGCCCATTCGCTCAACGCTTATGTTCGGTTCGCTGTTCATTGCAGTCCTGGCACTGGTCTAATCATTGTAAAATCCTTGTCAGTCACAACGACAGGACGAGTGCCGTCAGCACTGTCACCATCGCTCACGTACATAGTAGTCACCATCGCAACGGGACCAACACCCAGCTTGCGAGTAGGAACGTAGGCAATATACTCGGCATCACCGAATTCTTCATTCACGATGATGTCCTGCTTCTTCACCCTCACCTTACGATGGTTCGCATAACTCACAAAGTCAATCATGTAGTCATTGCTCGCCTGGTCGAAACTGTCGCAGCCGTCAATGGCAATCCTCAGCTTCATCACCTCTCCAAAGTCGTAAGGCTCAACCGTATAACCTCTGTTGAAATTCATAGCTTTTCTATTTTCTTACCCGCAAAAATAAAAAAATAGGCGGCACATCACTACCACCTATCCTTTTCTTGCTTTCTCAAAATCACTAACCCTCTAATAATCACCCCTTTGCAAAACCGCCAATTTTCTCCGCTCCCAAGGTTCCGCCGTCCTGGTTTCCCCGTAAGCGGCGGCTCCGCCGTCGCCTCTCAGCCACCGTTCCCGCAAGTTCCGCTTGCGGTCAGCCCTTCGTCCTTCGTCTCTACGCCTTCCTCATCAGCTGCTTATACACAAAGCTCTTCAGTCCCTCAATCATCACCGTCTGCTCAGGCACGCTGCTCTCGCTACGCACGTACCGTTCCCCATCCACAAAGAACCACTCGCACGTCAGAGCCCTGTTCAGCAGTCCAGCGAACCACGGCTGCACACCCCTGCTGTTCCCAAGCGTGAAATACCTCTGCTCGCTCTCATGCGCAAACACATCATACGTCTCATACCCATCATCCGTGAACTGCTCGTTATCCACGCCAAACTGCCAGCCGTCATCCTTGAACCCTCCAGGCACACGCACCTGGAACTGCAACTGAGTCCCATTCACCACGAACACCACATCATTCCTGTTCCTGTTCGTCTCGCTGTAGTAAGTGATGAGGCTCGTACCGTCCAGCTGCTTCGCATCGCTCGTCACCCGGAACAAGTCACTCTCAGCACCATTGAACGTAACCGAGTACAGCCCCTCAGCCAAGTTCTGAAGCACCAAGTAGAAAATCCTCGTCGTGCTGTTCATCTGCCACACCGTGAAATTCCTCGTCGAAGTGGTCTTCACCATCCTCTCATCATACGAGTTCAGCGTAATGCCCGAAGGCACACTATCGCTCATCTCCGTGCTAATCACCTCAAACACGATTCTGTCCGTCGTCTTCCACGTCTGCACATGAGCACTGTCCGACTGGTACCCGTCACCACTCGGACTGAAAAACACCGCCGTAAATGGACTAATCCTTATCATCTTCTTCTATCGTTTTCGTTATTTGTTCCTTGTCCTTTGTTCTTTGTCTGCCACTGTTCCTCGCGATTTAGTCGCGAGTCCTTAGTTCAGCCGTTAGTCTTTTGTCCTTTGTTCTTCGTTATTTGTCCTTCTTCTCAGTTTCTCCGTACGCGGCGGCTCAGCCGTCGCCCGTTCTTCGCCATTTCTCACACCGTCTTCCCTATCAGCTCGTACTCCACCACCTCAGGCCTCTGAGGATTGAAAGTCACGCTCTTCACGTACCCCTGACAAAGCACGTCCCTCCAAGAGAAGCTCACCAGCGCATTCCAAGCCAACGGCTCAGTCTGCTCGCTCGTCCTCACCACGATATCGCAAAGCCCGAACAGCCGATACCCCGTACTGAGGTTCATCGACACGCTCATCGTAATCCTGCTACCACCAAAGACAAAAGCAATATCCTTGTTGCCCTCAGTGCTCGCAAACCGCAGAAGATAAGAGAACGAACACAGATACTCCTTGTTCGCCTGAATACAGAAGTAAGGCGCATACGTCGCGTTGAAGACCGTGTCAGTATAGGCACCCTCCACCGTGATGCTCCTGTCTATGACGAACTTACCCGTCCATCCCTCTGCCTCCGTGTCAGGCTCCTGAATCTTCACAAGGAATAAATCTCCATCGCTGTCCGTCGCACTCGTCTCGATGTTCCGCTTGCCAGCAAGTTCCTCGATGCCGTAGCAGTCAGTCCTGTAAGGACAAATCAGCTCCAGCGCCTTCTCACGCAACTGATTGTTTGTCGTATAGACACTCGTGAAGTTCCACTCGTCATTACCACTATTCCCAAGGTCGTACTCCTGCTTCTGATAGCCGATGCGCAACTCACTGACAAGTCTCTCAGCATCCACCTTCACCTCAGGACTCGCAATCGGATCCAACGCCTGCACATTGCTCTTGAACAACTCCGTCCGATGCACAAACCTGATGATCGCGGCTTCACGCTGCGTGTCGAGTTCCAAGTCCTGCTCCCTATAAGGAAGCAAATACTTCCCATCATAGCACACGTAATACACGTCCTCATCCTCCAGAGACTGAAACACCGTCCGCTCCCTCGCAGCATTACCGTCGTTATAGTCCTCGCTGCCATCCCACTCCGAATAGTAGTTGCCCACCTGGTCCTTGCAGAAGAACAGCTTGTTCGTCACGTCATAGAAAATGTCGTGCACATCAACCTGACCTTCATAGCCATGGTTGTCACGTTCACCATTCACGAAGCCGGCAAAGCCCTTAATCTTGTCGTAATACCTCGTGTCAATCTCGTCCAAGTAGAAAGGTGCAAGGTTGCCACCTGCATACTGGTAAGGCACGTAGGTCTGCTGGCAGAAATAAACACGCTTCTGCAACGGAGCATACCTGTTCGCATAGTCGAGATAATCCGCACATCCCTTCCAAAGATGGAAGCAGTACGTCGTGCCGCTCGCCACGTTCACACCATAGAAACGACCCGCATCAGCGAAATAGCACACCTTCTGAACATCCACGCCCAAGTTGCCCGGTGCAATCACACCGCCACTCGGAATCGAACTGTGATACTCGTCAAAATCAACGACATCCACCTTCAGCGTGTTCTCCACCTCTGCCTCCTCGATGGTATAGACATAGCCAAACACCGCCTCCATCATCTCGCAGAACTGCTTGAAGCTACTATAGAGCGTAGGGTCACTGAATCCACGAATCTCCTCAGCTGGCAGAAGCACAGTGTTTCTCAATCGCTCGTTGTCAGCGTCATCAATCACACCCCTCAACTGCATCTTGTCACCGCCAATACTCTCCAGCAGCTTGTTCAGCAGCTTCACCGGCTTGATAACACGCATATCAACATTGAAAGCCCTGCTGTCCCACTTTACCTCGCCACGGTCAGCACTCAGGTAAAGCACTGTGTTAGGACCGAAGGTATAAGGCTGGCGCTGAACAAACGGATTTGAATCATCGACATACTCCCGTCCATACACCAGCAGGCACACGCTATACCCTGCACGAACATGGAACTTGCCCCTGATGCCGCAAGGATACACGTAGTCATGTTCACCATCAACCTTCTCCAAGTCGCTTTCAGCAAGGATGTCACGCGTATGGCTCATGTCGCTCTCATCGAACTGGTGAAGGACATAAATCAGCTCAAGTTTGTTGGTGCTGACGGTTTGGTACTGTCTTGTATTGTAATTATAAACCCTAACATTCTTCGTGCCCCAAATCTTCATTTGCGTGAAGTCCACCTCAATCTCGCAGTCGCGCAGAGCCTTGAAGTAATACTGGCTGCTCGTTCCTGCATCCCTTCTAAACTCACTCGCATTGAAGTCGTCGTTCAGCACAAGGCTGTTCTGCGTGTTAATCTGCTCCTCGTACCGAGCCAAGGAAAGCACCAGCGCATAGTATTCGTTGTTCGTGTCGTTCACCATCTGCGTATAAGTATCAGAGCCCGACACCTCCGTGCCCATCATCTGAGCCTTGTATCTGTTCGCAATCGTGATGCGGTCATAGTCCAGCTTCACCTCCTCGCTCAGTCCAACCGCCCCGTAGTGATACCTCGTTCCCCTGTTCGCCTTAATCAGCGCAGCGGCACTCGTATCCACGCAGCCCACCCTGCAATAATGGCTGTCATAGCTCAGCGTGGCGAAGTCCAGAGGACACTCCCAAAGCGGCGAATACACCCAGTTCTCGTCTGCCACATACACCGCAAACGCAGCCTTGCACCTCACGCCCTCCAAACGCCAGTAGTCAATCAGAGCCTCCCGCGCATCACCGATGAACTCAATCTCGCTACCGCAACTACGCACCACGCCGCCATAGTCCGTGCGCTTATAACTCACAGTCAAGTCCGACAGGTTGGCAACCATGCCGCCAACCTCCATGCAGTCACCACTCGCGATGTCCACCTTGTCCGAACCTATTTGAAGATAATACTTACAAAGCATTCTTTCTCAGATATTTGCTCGCAAATATCTGCATTTCAACCGTAAAAATCAAGGTTTTCCACAATCCTTGCATCATCCTCTCCTTCCCGTCCCCTCCCAATCCTCGCTCTATCAACCATTTACGCCCACCTTCCCGCCCCTCTTATCTTCACGGTTCGTCCTACAGGCAGAGCGGAGCAACCGCCCCGCCCATGGCTCCGCTTTCCGATTCAGGCACATTCTCAAAGGGAGCTCCAGCGAAATTCCAAGCCTTTTCTCTCGGTCGCCTTCTCTGCCACCGTTCCCCTCGGTTCCGCCGAGGGTTCGTCCTTCGTTCTTCGTTTCTTCGTTCTTCGTCTTGCTTTCTCAGTAAGCAGCGGTTCCGCCGCTGCCTCTCCCGCTGCCTCTCCCATCCCCTTTGGGGGAGGCAGGGAGGGGGCTTCTCCTATGCCACCATCGCAATGAAGTTCTCCACCTTGAAGCAGCGGAAGGCGTTCCTTTCCGTGTCGAAGTAGGCAAAGGTCTTGTAGCTTGGCTTCGTCTTCTTGCCACCAGTCACACCCGCAGGCAGGTTGTGCAGAGTGCCGTAAGCCTCGCGGATGGAGCCGTCCACCTTCTTGTAGAGGAAGCGCACAGTCCCCTGGCGCATCTGCTTCGCAAGGCGGTAAATCGCCCAAGCCTTTTTCAGACAGTCACTCCAGAGCAAGCCGGTGTTGCGGTAAAGGCTGTTTGCATACTTGAAAACTCTCACTCGAAAACTCTTCTTTTCCATGATTTCCTTGTTTTTAGAGGTTTGACATTAAGTTTAATTTTTATACTGCAAACCTCGTCGTTTTTATCAATATATGCAATCCCCAGCCCCCACCATTTTTTCGCCTTAACGTTTGTTATCAGTTACCGTTCCTCGCGATTCCGTCGCGAGTTTTCCTCTCGCCATCGCTCTCCCCGCGTGAATCCTGCTCTGCACCGTCCCGATAGGCAAATGGAGCATCTCGCCTATCTCAGCATAGCTGAAACCCATCGCATAGAGAACCGCAGTGTCAACACTCGCATAGCGGCGAAGGAACTGAACCACCGCCAGCCTCTCACGCGCCACAAGCGCACCGAAGCCGTCGTATGAATCCAGAGGCTCGTCGAAATCGTCGTCGAGGCTCACGAACCCGACAACCTTCCTCCGCTGCCAAAGCGAATAGTGAACGTTGCGCATCACCACGTAGCAGAACGACCGCAGTTCCTCCACGCTGCCGAAGTCCCTACGATGCAGGAAAAGACGAAGAACCGTCTCACCCGCCAAGTCCTCAGCATCCTCGCCACGTGCGAAGTTCCGAGCCGTCCTGCGTATCCATGGCAACAACCTCGCTACCTCAGTGTCGTAGTCCACGCCCCCGTTCGTGCTCCATACGCTCACGCTCCTTCTTGCTCATCTCATGCAGAATCCTCGCACTCGTACGAACGGAGTCCAACCAGTGAATACCAGGCCTGAAATCAAACCGTCTCAATTCTCTCAGTACGGCATCGCATTTCCGTTCGATGCCCTTCAGTCGTTTCATAAGTTTCTTGTCCATGTCGATAATTTTTGGTTAATGGTAAAAGGGAAAACCAACAACTAACAAAAATGTTCGTTTGGAACAAGAACTTTTTAGGGAATACACAAGAATGCCGAGAGAGGACACAGCCCGACTCGGCACCCATTCCATTACAGTAACATGAACAACGCTGCAAAGTTACGAAATTCTCCCGTCTTCGCTCTTCGCCACTGTTCCTCGCTGTTTTTGCAGCGAGCAATTTAGTTTCTCAGTACGCGGCGGCTCTGCCGTCGCCTAAAGATTCCTCATCCTCTCGTAGAACCTCTGCAAGTACGCAATCCTCGCATTCTGCCGCATCTGCTGCTTCAGAAGGGCGTTCGTCTTCTTGCTCTCCTTCACTTCCTCAGGGTTGCTGGTGTTGACATTCACGATAGGCGTATTTGCGCCGGCCATAGGTTTCTCGCTGAGCGTGTTGAAGAAGATTTCTCGTGCGACGCTGCTCAGCTTCGAGAGGTTGTCCATCTCTCCCAGGGTGAACATCCTGAGAATGGTGTCCATCTCCTCCTCTGACACGCTGCTGAGCTGCAGGTTCCTTGTGAGGTCGGTGAGGTCGGTCTCGCTGAGACGCTGAACGAACTCCATCACCTGCTCCTTCGTGATTCCCTCGCTCTCCACGTTCTTGTTGCTGATGGAACTGGCGAAGCGGCTCATACCGATGTTGCTGAGGGTTTCCGTGAACTTCTCCACGCTCAACGCCCTTGCATCAGGATAGACGTGCGCACCCTTCGGAAGGTTGACCACGGTTGGCTTGTCTGGAGTGATCCAGCTCTTTCCCTTGAAGGTGACGAGCTCTGGCTTTCCACCATCACCGACGACTGCAAGTCCTCCGTGGTGTCCCTCATGCGGTGTTCCCTTGGCGTATGCCTTGATAGGCTGTGCAAGGGCTGCTGCAAGCTGAACGGCTCCGATGGCTCCCACGGTGATGGAAAGCGGGATGTTTGGAGGGAACATCGCAAGGGCCTGCATGATACCCAGGGCGGTGGAGATTCCGATTTGTGCCACCTTGTTGGCTTTCTCCAAAACGGCCTGCTTGTACTCGATGGCTGCCTTCTTCTTCTCGAGTTCTTCATGCTTTCGCTCGCTCGATTCCTCTGCTGCACGCTTGCGGGCTTCGGCTTCCTCGGTGGTGATGACCTTGCTTTCTTCCAGTTCCTCGATGCGCTCGAGGTCTTTCTCCTTCTTCTCGTCGAGGGCATCTTCCTCCTTCTCAATCTCTGAGACCTGGGAATCAAAGAGTGCGCCTGCCAGGTTCGTGAGCTCGTTGAGCATGTCCTTGGTGAAGTCTCCCCAGAACTGCACAGCCTTCATGCGCTTCTCTATCTGCTTCTGATGGGCATCGGTGACGGCTTCCATGTACTCGATGGACTGGTCCGCCATCATCTTCTCATAGTCGGCGGTGGCTTTCGCCAGCTGCTGCTCGAGGCTTTCACGCTGCTCTTCGGTGAGCCCTGCGACTTCCATCTGCTCCCTCAGAGTGTCAACGGCTGCCTGGGCGGTGTCACGCTCGTACTTCTGATGAATCTCCAGCATCTTCTGGTTGTGCTCCTCTTCAATCTTCTCACGGCTCTGGTGGCTCTCGTCGGCATGGCTGAGCAGTTCCGCATAGTGCTTCTCCTCCTCTGCTATCTCCTTCGTGTAGTTCGTGTCACGGATGGACTGCTCCACTGAATAGCGCTCCTCAATCTTGGTGATGCGTGCCTCCATGGTTTCCTCCTGTGCCTCGGTGATGGACTTCTGAAGGTTGAACTCGGCATTCCGCACGGCTGTCCTGTACTGCTCATCAAGCGCTTCCACGCTCTTCGTGTACTCCTCCTTGGAAATCTTCTGAGCGTCGAGGGACTTCTTCAGTTCCACAAGTTGGGTGGCATAGCTCTTCTTCGCCGAACGGATGGAAAGTTCCTCGTCTATCTCTGCCAGCTGCCTCTTCAGACTGAGGACAGTCTCGGAATGCTCGGACTCCATCTGTATCTGCTGCTGAAGGGTGCTCTTGCGTGCGTTCAGGACGATTTCGCTCACTTCCTCCTGCGTCTTCTGCGTTTCCCTCGCCTCGGAGGAGGAAGCGGTGGAGGTGGATGTAGTGCTCTTGTCGCTCTTGATTATCTTCGACACGTCGATGGTGCTGGCTATCTGCTCCATCGTGTGCATGTATTCGTTCGCTTGCTTCTGCAAGACGCTCAGGGCCTCCTGCTGCTCGCTGATGTGCTTCTCGTTGGAATGGTAGGAGGTTCCACCGACCACGTTGTCATCGTGCACCTCGTAGCCCTGCACCTTCGAGGACATCTCCAAGGCTTTCGTCTTCTGGTTGATTTCCTCCGTCACCTTCTCGTACTCCTTGGCAATCTCAGCGATGCGTTCCTCCTTCGCCCTGGCAATGGCACTCTCGATGATGTTGTTCTTCAGTGCAGCATAGGCATCGGCCGCCTTGCCTGCAAGGATGACTTCATCGGACAGCCTTCCGAGATATTCGGGATATTGCCTCTTGAGCTCCTTCACGGCATCCATCCTCTCCTTCATCGGCTTGTTCACGTTCGTGGCTGCCTTGTAGAGGATGGTGAGCTTGGAAATCTCGTTGGCGGCACTCTTCACGCCTGCCTCCCTCGCGTCGTTGAGCTGCTTCTGCACATCCTTCAGGTCGTCAAGTCGCTTCTTCTCATCGGCTGCTGCCTTGGCTGCCTCCTTCTCCTCCTCGGTCATCTTCTTGCTTCCCTTGGTGAAGAGGGCGATGGCTCCCACGACGGTGAGGATGGCAGTGGCGAGCAGAACGTATGGATTCATCCTCGCTACGGCGTTGAGCGTCCTCTGGGCAACAATGGCCAGCTTCGTGACGACGACTCCCTCACCCTCGGCTGCATTCTTCACACGGATGGCGGCGGCTGCTGCAAGCGACTGAACCCTTGTCACACCGAGCATGAGCGCGGACTGCTTCTGCAGTGCCGTCTGCACCTCCTGCAAGGCGTTCGACACGGTGAAGGCTGCCTGTAGCTTAGTCTGAACCTCCATCAGGTCCTTCTCGCTCAGTCCCAACAGATGGGCACCTCCCTCGGCAATGGTAAAGCCGTCGGTGAGCATCTTCAGGGCTCCCGTCAACGCATCGAAGCCTGCGGTGTCCGAGGCTGCACCCTTGATGGACTCGCCAGCGTCACCGATGGCATCCTTCAGCTCTGCAGCGTCACGGGTGAGTCCCTTGATTTTCTCTGACAACTCCCTGCCCTTGGCACCTTTCTTCTCCTCATCGCTCAGGTTGCGGAACTCCAGAATGAGGTTGGCGAGTTCCTCGGTCATCGAGCGCAGTTCCTTCTTCATGGACTCGCCTGCTATCTTGTAGTCGCCCACGTTGCGCTGGTTCTCGCCCATGCTCCTCGCGGACTTCTTCAAGGCAAGGTCGAGCTCGTCCACCGCCTCTGCGAGCTTCATGCCGCCAGCGGTGTTCTTCTCCTCGTCGCTCATCGCCTTCAGCGCCTTCTTCATCAGTTCCAACTGCTGCGACAGCTTCTCATAGGTTCCGATGGTGGCGTTCATCTCCTTCTCCTGGGCGTTCATCACGAGATTCAGGCGCTTGGATTCTGCCTGGTGCTCGCGCAGGTCGGAGTTGAGCTTGGTCATCACGGAATTATACTGGTCCGTGAGGACTGTGCCTTCCTTCAGTTTCTTGTTCCACTCCGCCTGATCCTGCTTGATGAGCTTGATTTTCGTCTGCTCCTCGGTGTAGGCCTTGAGGTTCCTCGCATGGGAGCCGATTTTCTTCTCCACGGACTCACGCACCTCTTCGTACATCTGTGACAGCTCGCCCAGGGTCTTCGCGTTCTTCATCGCCTCGGTGGTGCTCCGGTCCACCATGGCAGTGTCACGCTCGGCGGCACTCGCATGCTCCTCCATCTTCTTGGATACGGAGTCGAGCGCTTCCTTCTGCTTTCCCAGCACCTTGTTCGTCTTGTCTACGTTCTCTGTGGTCTTCCTCGCAGCTTCCTGCACGACCTTGCTCAGCCTGTCCAGGTCCTCGATGCCCTCCACCTGCAGCTTCAGCCCCTTGCCAAGGTCTTTCGTGACCTGGAGGAAGGAGTCGCGCAGTCCTGACATCTCACTGTTCAGCTTCTGAATGTCCTCGATGGCTTTTGGGTCCACGAGGTCACTGATTCTCAGTTCTGCCATTTTTGCATTCCTTTCTTTGTGCCGTTCCCCATCGGTTCGCGGCGGTTAACATTCTCGGTTCTTAACATCGCAAATATAACAAAATGACACGGATTTCACAAGAGGATGAAGGGATTCCGAAGCCCGTTTTCGACAACTTGCTGAACTTCGGAAGGCTTACGAATCCACGAACGGAAACCTGCTTGCAGGTGATGCATTGACAGCAAAAACGCTTTTGCTTGCAAAAACGGGAAGCCTAATACCCGTTAACGTTTGTTCACACCTTTTCGGGTGTCAACAGTTAACAGCGATTCTCCGAATCACGTAGCCTAATACGCACCACTTCATGAAGGGTGCCTATGCTCCACTCTCGGAGCAGCAAGCTGTTGTGACAAGACGGGGAAACATAGGACAAAAGCGTCATCGGTTCTTGATTTGGCTGAGCTGTCGAAGCATCTCCTTGATATGCTCGTCTGCCTGGTGCCTGAGGTTGGCATATACGAGGGCGTTGATGGTGGACACATCGATGCTCACCTTCAGCACCTTCATGATGGTGGCCATCTCGGAGAAGAAGGTCTGTCGCATCTCATCGGGCGTGACAGTGCCGACTTCCTCCTCCATCGTGGACTCGGCACGCTTGAGCTCGGTCTTGGCATGCTCGTAAAGGCTGTCGATTCTCTGCTTCAACTTATCCGTTGGAGACTCGGACTCCCTTCGCTTTCCCATGTCGAGCAGCATCGCACGCACTTCTATCTCCTCACCCATCTCCAGCAGCATGCGGAGCAGGGCATAGAAAAGCATGCTGCCCTTGCATTTCAGAATGAGTGCGCGGTCGGTGATGGAACGCCTGAAGTCGGAAGGGTCGGAAACTTTCTTGTACTGCATCACCAGCCTTGCGGCAAGGGACTCGTCACCGTTGATGAGGGAGAGGTCGCCACATGCGATGTCGACGAACTCCAGCAGCTTGAGCTGGTCGAGCCTCTCAATCGTTCTCTTCTTGTTCATGTCGTTCTTCGTTTTAGCCACCGTTCCTCCAAGTTTCGCTTGGAGTCCTTTGTCCTTACAGATAGTGTCTATATTCCACAATCGGGTGCTTTATCTCCGCACTTATCTTGTCAAACCCGTAAGTGCCGTCGGGCTTCTGATACAGAGCATAGATTTCCCCATCCAGCATGGCAGCCTTCCGTGCCAACTCGCTCTGGATGTCCCTATCACTCTGCCGTATCTTGTTCATGCAACTGCAAGCCATCCTACGTTATCCCTTGTCCTTTGTCCTTTGTACTTAATCATCGGTATCCGCATTGCTCAAAAAACCTCAGCAGATGCGGTTTTAGGAAGTTCTCGTTGAAGTAAGCCCTGGCAATCTCGCCAGGCATGAAGATGTCCTCTCCGTACTTCCGCTCAATCAGAGGACCATCCGCGAACCCTGCCGTATAGACATGCAGCACGGGAGTCCTCACCTCCGCCCTGATGCTTGCGTGGAACGTACCCACGATGAACAGATTCGGCACATCCACAGGTCGTGGAGGCAGTCCAAGCATCATGCTCGACTCCGGAGGCGTTATCACTTCCTTCCATGTCCTATACTGCTCACTACGTCCATACCAATGCCCTGGCATCTCCTGAAAGTAAGGGTCCTGCGAGTACGTCGGACTCAGATAGTTTCCCTTGCCATCAACACCCGAGTACAGCTGCTCACGAATCATGTCGGCAACCACTTCCCGATTGTCGTCCATGCACTGCACCACCGCATCCTCAAACGTATCACTTATCGTGGCAATCACATCCGCCACATCCAGCAAGTTCGCCATGTCCTTCGTCCTTCGTTTATCGTTCTTCGTCTTGTTACCGTTCCCGTCAGTTCTGCTGACGGTCTTGTTAGTTTCTCGGTACGCGGCGGCTTCGCCGTCGCCACCTCTCTTCACTCTCCACCAAAAAGGGGGTCGGGCTCACTGCCCAGCCCCCTTCGTTATCACGTCGTGCGCATCCTCAAGCATCTTCCGTCTGTCGTCCTCGTTCCTGTCCTGCCAAAGCACATCCATGTACTTCTCCACGAACTGTTCCTTGCTCAGCAGACAGGCATCAGCCTTGTCGAAGTTCACGCACTCGAAAATCACGCCCATCACTCAGTCCACTGAACGATACCTTCAATGCTTCCCCCACTTTCCCCATAGAGGATGCCAGGGTCAGCGAGTACCACGTCGGAGTCAGTCTTACCCTGAGCGAGCGTAATGCCAAGCACGCCATTCGTGTAAGTCACTGCACTTGCAGCAGGGATGGCAGTCGCACCAGCAGACTTCAAGGCATTGCCGAACTCTGCCGTTCTGTCGAGTCCGCCAATCTTCTCAACCAAGTGCCAGTCGTTGTCAGCACCCTTCTGCAACTCAACAGGAACAAGTCCCACCAAGTAATCCTCGATGTTGAAGTCAACCTTCACGTAGTCGTAGTGAGCGTGAGCATAGTCAGTGTCGAGGTAAGCGAAACCAACGGTCTCAGTGCTCTGAGCACCACTTGTAGGAAGCGGAGTAGCGTTCGGAACAAGCGTCACTGGGATTGGAGCAAGCACGTCAGTGCCATCGTTGATACCAATCAGCACGTTGTCCTTCGTGTAGTAGTACACGCCGAACTTGTAGTTCACTGCCTTCAGCACACCAGCGTGCAACTCAGGATAGAAGCGGTCGAGTGTGAAGGTGTCGGTCTGAGGGCTCATGCCGGTGAAGGTCGAAGCACCATAGCCGTTCGTGTTCACCTGTGCCTCGCCACCGCTCTTCGCATACTCAACGAAACCCTTGATTGGATAGATTTTCCATGCCTGACCTACACCATGACACATCTCAAGGAGGTTGTCACCCACAAAACCTGCAGCCAGCTTATGGTTTCCCTCGAAAAGAATAGCGCCCTTCACATGCTTGAAGTCGATAGGACACTTGGAAACACCTGTGTTCAGGTCGCCCGTAGGACAATTTCTTGTAATTCTCATGTTCGTTTATCGTTTATAGTTTCTACAATTTTCTTTTGCAATCTTCAGTTCAAGACCCCTAATCACAATGGCATCTATCGGCTCGCTCACCTTCTCACCACGCTCGGTGTAAGCCCCATATCTGCCGTATGAGTAGTTGTCCTCCTTCTCGTGAGGAAAGAATCCCTTGTATGGCTCCATCACACGCGTATCATGCTTCAACGCATCCATGAAAGCCTCGTAAATCGGTTCGAGAACCATCTTGAAACTCGACATCATCCTGCGCTCGTTGCTCCAGTCCTGACGAGAGGACGTGGCAATCAGCAGACTCACCGTCGCACGCAACTCATAGTCCGCACCGTCATGCTTCTCCACAATCGGAGTGAACAGATGCACCAGCGGAAACTTAGGCTCCTGAGGATTCCAGAAGCCAGCAGCACCGACGCTCTTCACGTCGAGCATGTCCTTCATGTACTGGGCATTGCCAAACAAGTAGTTGATGTGAGGACTCTCCATCTCCAGCACGTCACCTCCTCCACCGTCAAGGCGGATGGTCACATTGCGGCTCGCAGACTCAACCACGTCCCTTACTATTTCGATAATGCCCTTGCTCATAAGTTCATGCCATTGATAGGAGTCATAAAGTTCTCATCGACAACAACCGAATAACTGCGCACATGCTCGTCACACTCGGAAAAGAACTGCCTAACACGCTTCACCATGTTGTTCCAGTTCTGAACCATAAGCAACTCCGGATTCACGAACACGTTGCCGCTCTGCAGCTGGACCGTGCCCGTGGTCGTGGCGTGCGTGATGGTAGCCCTGAGGATTCGATACATCACGAAGTCGGCAAACGGCTCCTTCACCGCATCGAGCAAATAGCTCAACTCGGCATCGTAGTCCTCGTCGCCTTCTTCCATCGCACCCGTCTCAGCATACACCAGCAGCAGCTTCATCACCGTATAGCCAACCATGCCACACAGGAACTCATCCTGCAACGACACGATGAAGCCGTCGATCGTGTTCTTCACCGCTATCTGGTTCTGCTCGATGGGAGTCGGAGTAGCGGGCGCATTCTGGATGATGCGCTCGCCCTTCGTGAAATATGTGCAGTCTATCAGTCTCATGGGATTCCTTTCTCGTCAGTCCTTACTTATTCTTCTTTGTGGTCTTCTTCGCGTCAGCCACTTCTGCCTCCTTCGCGTCAGCCACTTCCGATTCCTTGGCATCGGTGTTTTCCACCTCCTTGGTATCGGTAACCTCAGTCTCCTTCGAGTCAGCCACTTCTGCCTCCTCGTCCACGTCCGAGAGGGAGCCTTCGACTTGCCCTCTACGGATGCGGAAGCGGTTCTCCTGAAGGATACAGTCCAATATGCGGGCATCGCCCGTGAATGTCAATACCTTCTTCATGGCTTCATCAGTTGGATGGTTTGGTAATCGCGGTCTTCACGCTCGCAAGTGAACCAAACGAGAACGCCCAAGGGTTGTAAACTGGGAAGATAATCTCTTCCTGAGCAATCAACTCGATGGAGTTCGTCAGCTTCGTGGTCACGTCCTCAGCCCATTCGAGGATAAGGCCTGTGTATTCAACCAGCTGAGCACCGCGGTTCATATCGCCCGTGACGTATTCTCCCATAGGGACGCCCGTCATCTCAATCACAGGGAGAGTGCCGATGTACTTCACGCCGTTGACAACCTTCACGATGTCGAGCGAACGGCCGAGGGAGTCCTTCTCCGATGCGATGGCGTTCACGGTGAGAGGATTCAAGGCGATGAAGTTTGGAGTCCACTGAGCGTAGGTCATCACGGCAACGATGGTGTTCACCACATCCTCGCTATTTGGCAAGTCGATGCTGTGGTATGCGCCACTGTTCACGGTGAAGGTGATGGAACCAGGAGTAGCCTCTGCCACGTATGCGATGTCAACAAGGAGCTGCTTGTCGTTCAGCTTGATGACAGGGAAGGTAGCGTTGAGGTTCGTGTTGCTTGCACTGGCAAATGTGATGAGCATGCCGTCCTGCAATGCGTCGTAAGACTTCGCGAGGTTCACGATAATCTTCTGGCTGCCAGTAGGACCGTAAGGCTCAACGGAATCCACTGCACCTGCAGCACCCGTGATGATGGCAGAGCCGATGATGGTCTCAACAGGCAACACGCCAGCGGTCTTCTTGATACCTGTCACGTGGTTGCCGCTGCCGTCGCCGTAGAGAAGGTCGAAATCCTCAGCGTCACGAACTGCCTGTGGCATCATGGCAAGAACGAACGAACGCACATACACCTTGCTCTTGAGCATGCGCTTGGAGAGCTGGATATGAGTGCCGAGACGGGTCACGCTCGCAATCTCCTCCTTCATCTTGAAGCTCGATGCAGGGAGAGTGCCGTTCTCGCTCACGTAACGGGCGTTCTTGTCAATGTCGTAAATCTTTGGCCATGCCAAGGAGAGGTTCTCTGGATCGCCCTGCACAACGGTCATGATGTCGCGCATGTGGAGCTTCTTGAAACCTGCCTGAGCCACAGGACCGTGTCCACGACCTGTGTGGAGCGCACTGCCCGTATAGTTGTCAGTGATGCTCACGATGTCCTTCAAAGAGATGTCCATGCGGTACTCGCCACGTGCGTAGTTGCCGTTGGCAACGCTCTTCCACTGCTCGCTCTCCATGAGCTTGTCAACTTCGGCATTCACCTTCTCGACAACAGCGTCGGTGTTCACACCCTTCTGCTGCATCTTCTCAAGAGCCTCCATCGCCTTCTTGGCAACTTTCTTCTGCTCTTCAAGGTCTGCCTTGAGCTGCTTGATGGTGTCGTTCTCGCCGAGCTTGCCGATGGCACCGCTAATCTGCTTCTCAACTTCTGCCTGGCTCATGACACCGTCAATACCCTTGTTGATGGCATCCACAACAATGCCGCAGATACCCTTCGCAAACTTTGCCTCGTCCTCGCTCATCTGCGAGAAATCGAGATTCAAGTCTTTCAATGTCAATTTCATTTCAAATCAGTTTTTAATTACACAATCAGTTCTCGTCACTATGTGTCGGAAACAACTTCTCACTCATCGACTTGAAGTCCAAAGTGCTTGTACCAGCGGCTTTCCCTTTGTCGTCTTCCTTCTCGCCCTTCGTCTCAACCTCCACCTGAGTGTCGCCCGACGACGGCTCAGTCTTGGTCTCAACCAGCTCAACGGAATCATTGATAGTTGTCTTGTACACTCTCGTATAGCATTTAGGACAGCGAACGTACTCCACGAAGTCCGTCACAGCCTTTTCTGTCAGTTCCACGCCATTCGCCTTCACGGCATTCAGTAACGCAAGCACCTCGCTCTGAATCTCTGGCTTCAGACTCTCCATGTGCTCATACACGGTGTCCTCGATAATCCAGCGGGCGTACATAGCGGCGCTCTCCATCACCTCCTGACTGAAGGTGTGCTCCTTCTGCGCATTGTAGTCGAACTCTGTGCCGCAATACGGACACTTCACCATGTTCACCTCGCCGAACGCCTTGCTCAGCACCTTCAGCGCGTCCTCGAACTCCTTGTAGCGCTCATCCGTGAAGTCATACCTGCCCTTCAGAGCCTCGTTCAGCCAGTCGAAGGTCTGCTTCACCTCATCCTGTGACGCACTCTTCACGTCAATCAGGCGAGTGCCAGGACAAGCACCGAGGAAACTCAAGGTCGAATACTCGAGCATCTTCCATTCGAGCACCTTCCGAGGGTCGGCCTTGTCGCGCTTGATGGCCTGAACACCAATCGAATGCTCCAGCGTATGGCCAAGGTTCATGTTCACCATGTACTTGTTCAGAACATCCTTGCTCAACTGCGTGTTGTAGAGTTGGCCACGCATCACCAAGAAACCGTCTTTCTCCGCTCCCTCGATGGGCACACCGATATCCTGCCTCATGTCGTGGTTGTACAACCACTTCATCCTGCTCATGTTCTCTTGCAGGGTCTTCGTAAAGGAACCAGGCATGCTCATGTCGCCCTGAACGTCCAGCACGCCAATCTGATTCACAGCACAACTGATGATGCCCTTCTTCTCATCCACATCATAGACCTTCGTCTGAAAGTCGTGATTCGTCATCTTCTCTGTCATCTGTCTGTTGGTTTTGATTGTTAATAATTCTCGTTATCTGTGCCAGCTCCTCGTCACTCATGTTGAACTTGAGCTTACTAAAGAGCGGATTCTCTTCTTCTGGTATCTGGCTCTCGCCTATCTGAGCCCTCCAGTCGTTCAGCGTGATCATGCCCCTGTCGAACTGGATGAGGCAGCGGTCGTTCACCAGCTTCTTCACCTCCTCCTTCTCCTTCATGCCTGCCTGCAAGCAATCCACATCGCTGAAGTCGCAATCAAGGTACATGCCCTTGTGGTCGAGTCCCAGGAAATGTGTCATATCCTTGCAGAACTGCTTGCACATCGGAATCACAACACTGCTATACACCGTCTTCTCAGCCGTCGCCTGATTCGCGAACGTGCTCTGGTCCTTCCTTGGCACCAGCACCGACGGGATGCCGTAGGCACCTGCAATCGTTATCGCATCCTGCAAGGTCTCCTCAAACGGCTGCAAATCGGAGATACTGAGGTTCGTACGAACGAAGGTCAACGGCACATCACTGATGCCATAAGGCACCTGATTAGGACCCACGCCATACTTCTCGTAGTTCTGTTTCAAGAGCTCGCGCTTCTCAACCTCCGTCAACGGCACACTACCCGTGGCATCCTTCTTCTGACTCACCAAGTAACCGATACCGCCTCGCTTCACGTAAATCACGTTCCTCGCCTCATACACCGCCAACAGGTTGCTAATCGGCTTGCGCAAGGAAAGCAGCCTCGACGTGCCCTTCAGGAACTCCAGCCCGTGATAATGCACCAAGCCATCCCTATCGACAAACACCTGCCAGGTAGGAACGCGCAACAGACTCGTGTCCCACCACTTCACTGCGAAGTAATCAACATAGTCCTCAAAGTCGGCAACACCGAACAGAGGCACGTCCCATTTCTTCACGGCTTCCGTGGCAGCACTCGGCAGCACCCAGAAGTTACTGCACCAGGCAAACTTGTCGAGTTCCTCGCCTATCTCGTTCATGGCGGCACGCACGAAACTCGTACCCGTCGCCAACTTATGCACGAAATGATTATACACGAACTCCTTCCAGCTCTCCACGCAGTTCGGCTTGCTCAGGATGGCGTTCATCTCCTTCTGACGCCAGTTGATGCTGTCGTCCTTCTCGCGCTTCACGATGAAGTTCGCACCCGACACCCTGCTGGCGATATAGTCTATCGGGAAGAACACCTCGGGAATCGTCCTGAACATCTCAAGGAAGTTAGTGCCAACCACATGAGGCTGCACAATCGCGTCGAAGAGGACCGTATGGCCATCCTCGTTCTTCACGTCAGTCCTTGCATCCACGCTCGGCAGTGGCTGCATCGTGGCTCCCTTGGTATTGAAAAATGGAAATAATCTCATCTGTAGGATATATCCTGTTCTTTTGCCCGCAAAAAAAATCAAAAATCCTTTTCCTTGTTCACTCTCCGCTCATCCTTGCAATCACCCTCTTCCCTTCCCTCTCCCTAACTCTCACAAAATCACCCCTTTGCGCTCCCCTCCCCTTTTTCGCATTTTTTCTTGTCCTTTGCCCTTTGTTCTTCGGCTCGCCACCGTTCCTCGCGATTTCGTCGCGAGTCTCCCTCTCGTGCCCATCGTTAGTTTTCTTGTAAGCGGCGGCTCCGCCGTCGCCCTTCGTTCTTCGTCCCTTAAATCCTCTTCAAGAACTCCACCATCCCGCTCACCGCAGCACTCGCCTGCCTGTAGTCCCTGCTGTTCCTGTTATAGTCCATCATGTTCTCGATGAACGCAGCATACTCGCCACCCTTCTCGAAGTCAAACCGCATCATCCGCCTCACATCATCCGCCTTCGACAGAATCCGTCCGTCAATACCACTCTCGCTCATCCGCACCACCCTGATGTCCTTGCTCGTCCTCGCCCTCTCGTCACGCACCCAGCCAAAGTAAGCATCAGCACACTCCACGAAGAACACCTCAGCATCCCTCGCCAACTCCCTGCTCATCTCCTCGCCTGCAACCACATCGCAGAAGCGCACATCGATCACGTTCCAGAACTCGCCAACCTTCGCAGCCTCGACCAGCACAAACCGCTCGTCGATATTAGGCAGCATATACACCACCCTGCGCTCATACCGCATCTCAGCATTCGGGTTGAAGTAATTCAGCATGCCACTCTGCGCATAGATATTCCGCTTGCGCTTGTTCGAGAACTCAATGAACTCACTCTTCAGCACGTCAACCACCAAATAGCGGAACGTGTCGCAATTGTGAACCAGCACATTGTTTGCAAAATATGTTCCACTCTCCGTAGATATGTTATACACGTCCGCTCTGCCACCTAAACTTAGCGGCACACGACCGAGAACAGAACTTCGTAGTAGCGTACCTACTGACAATAAATTTAGTTCCACAGCATTCACAAGTACGCTCCACGTCGTCGAGGCGCTGGCTTCTTCTCCATGCCGACTTGCAATTGTTCGAGCAAAACTTCTTACCTTGAATAGCGCGGCTTGTAAAGGTCTTGCCACAATGGATGCAAGTATACTCCTTGTACTCCCTCCGCTGCATCTGCTTCTTTGAGTTTTGAGAGTGCCAGGCCCTTCCTTCTGCTGAGCGATGCCATTCAGAGGCTTTGTCTCTCGCTTCGTCCAAAGCGTTTTTACACTTTGCTTCAACTTCATCAGAGCGGTTCTTGCCATGATACGACACGTGTTGCTCACCAAGCATAAGAGCAAGGTTGCTGATTGTATTGTTATCGTGGTTGCCATCAATATGATGTACATGATAGCCTTTAGGGATTTCTCCATAAACAAGTTCCCACATGTAGCGGTGGAGGTACTTCTTCCGCATCTTTCCTCCTTCAACCCTAACCCATCCCCTATAGTAAGCCCTATCGCTCTCAGATTTTGACTCAGGGTATCTATTAAACTTGAAGCCGTTATACACGATAGTTTCTCTTTGCATAGTTCTTTGCCTTTTAAAATTATTATCTCATCTCCTTCTCGCAGTTCGCAGACAGGCTTGTAACCTGCCAAAGTAAAGACAGGATGGTCGTATGTAACACCCATTCTATTACCCTTCAAAGTTACGAAAAAATACCGAGAATTCAAAGCGGAAACGAATGAATTATATACCCGATGCAGTCCTTTTTCAGTGTCCACAAAATCACCAATTCTGACCTCTGAAATTGGGACAATTCCACGGGAAGTACTGACAGGCGTTGAAGAAATGAAACAGGCGTGGCCATGCTCCTCGTATGTCTGCCCCGTCATCTTGTTCTTCACCCTCGTCTTGAGGATGCCACCGTTCACATCCTTCTGCACACTCAGATAGTCGTTCACGCTCACCTTGCACCCCTCGCCAATCTCTATCTCCACACCATCAATCGCACCCTCGAATATCTTGTTGATGAACTCACCGCTCATCGGCACGCTCGGATTGCTCGCAGCAGCCATATCGACCACCTCGAAGCCTTCCTCGCTCAACGTGGAGATATACAGGTCGAAGAAACTACGCTTCTCCTCGTCAATCGTGTTCGCCGCCCTGGTACTCGCATCAGCATGGAGATACACCTTCTCCGCATAGTCGAGACTTCGCAACACGCCCGCCATCAGCTTCGCAGCCCTCCGCACGGTGTTGTTCGGATTCTCCGCCATCAACTCGCCAAACTGCCTGACGACCTTCCTCTCGCCAATCTCTATCTGCCACATCGTGCAGGTAATGTACGGCAGCACGTTGTTATCCACACTCAGATGTATCGGCAAGACAGGGTTGTACTCCACCATCTTCACGTGCTTTCCGCTGTTGAAGCTTCCGAAGAATTCGCTACCCGTCTTCAAGATGCCCCACTCACCCAGCGCATAGATGCGATAGTAGTTCTCGTCATGCTCTCGGTTGTAGTCAAACTCCATGATCGCCTGCTTATCGACGAACCCATACGTTCCATCAGGCGAACCAACCACCCAGAAGTTGTTGAGGTACGTGGACTGAATCAGCACGATATTGCTCGGCTGCTCCTCCATCTCACCCGTCTGTGGGTTCATCATCGTCTTCGGAGCGTTCTCCTTCACGCTCTTCACCCGGCAATAGTCACTCGGTATATCTTCGCCATTGAGCTCCACACGTTGACCAATTTCGTGCCATTTCTCACCATCAATGAGGCTCTTCTTAATCCAGTGCGTTTCTGAAATCGGGTTCCACGTCGCCCAAATCTGCTGACCTTCACGACCACGCAAGCGGATTCGTATCTGCTTGAAATCTGCTTCGTCAAACTCGCTTAACTCCTCCATCAACACACGCTTGTAGTTGCTGATGCCCTTTATCTTCTCGGGGTCATCAATTCCACAGAAGTCAATCTTGGCACCATTCACGCATCGGATACTATTCACGGTAAATCGAAACATCTCCTTCATACCAAGTTGCGCAACAGCTACCTTGAAATCCTCATAGATGGTCTTGCTGATGGATGAAGACACCTTGCGCACAACAAGGGCGTTGTCACCCTCCGTCAACGCAAGGAGAAGAAGCACCTGTGCAGCAGAGTACGACTTAGAGGACGATGAGCCACCATACATCAAAAGGAAACGCTTCGTAGCATCTCCTGCATATTGCATCAAGTAGAACGCATTCGGGTTGAACACTCTCAAATGCTCTGGTATCTGCTCCATCGTCAAATATATTTATGGCATCTAAGACTTCTGCTCCTTCTTCTTTCCAAATCCGAGGAAATCGGCAAGCGTCGTCTTCTTCTCGTTCACGTTCAATTCCGTAGGTGTATTCCATCCGTTCATGGCAGCGAGCTTGGCGATGGCGTCCGTCTTGCTATGGAACTCATACGATACCTCGCCACGCTTATTGGACACCTTCTTCAGTGCCTTCTTGGTGCTCTGCTTGAAACTTATCGGGTCCTTCAGCACAGTTCTCCCCTTCTCCTCGTTGTACTCAAAGATGTCCGTAACGCTTGCAGTCGCTATCGCCATCAGTTCCTCTTCGCACCTCGCACGGTCAACTTTCGTCTCTTCCGCACGCTCTGCTCTTATCTCCTCCACCCTTGCGGTAACCTTGCGGTCGTTCAAAAGCCTTGAGGCACATTCGTTGATGGTCTTAGTCGTCATTTTCTCAGTATTGTACGCCTGACGATAAGCGTAAGACGCATTGTCTGAGTCAACATAGACTTGGCAGAACTTCTCCTGCTTGGGGGTCAGTTGTGTTTGCTTGTCCTTTGCCATTCCAAAAAAGCATTAAAGCCAGCGCACCGAAATGCGCCAGCCGTTGGTTAATTCAATCGTTCCTTCACTAACTCGATGAGGTTGCCGACGATGTTGAGGCTCTTCCCGTGTGCAAACACCTCTTGGTCGAATGCCTCGTCGTCACGAATGGTGAAGCCGAACGTCTTCTCGACATCATCAATGATGGTCACGTAGTCGATGGAGTCCGCTCCCAGGTCCTCGTACAGACGTGCGTCGTCCGTCACCTCCGACTCCTCCACCCCGAGCTCGTCAACGACAATCCTCGTCAGTTTTTGTCTTATCTCTTGTTCGTCCATATTCGTTACCGTTTTGCAGAGAACATCCTACTGACACCCTCCGGCACCATCGTGTAACGCAAAGGTACGACAAAAACGCCATTCTCCACCACCTCCTCGGCAATGTCGAAAGCACGCCTCTCCGCCACTGGCACCACTTCCACGTGCGTCTTCTGCGTCACCATGGCGGAGAACTCCAGCGTACCTATCGCGTCAGCGTTCACGATGTTCAGGAGTTGCCGATGGCTCGCCGAGGCATAGACCAGGCCCTCCACCACGTCAGCGATGTACGTCCAGCAGCGCTTGTTCCTGCCGTGGTTCCACAGCCTTACGGAGGCATCGTTCATCAGATGCCAAAGCAGAGTTCCTCTTCGTGGGTTGGGTCCGTAAGCACTATGGATGCGGCAGCCTGTAGCGCTCGGGCAATACACCTGAGCGTACATCTCGTCAAAACGCTTGCTGATGCCATACATCGAGACGGTGTTGGGCGCGTAGGCACTCGCACTGCTCGCATACACCAGCTTCACGCCATGCCTCCTGCAAGCGTCGGCAACACGCATGAACGTGTCGATGTTCTCTTTCCTGATTAACTCGATGTCTGGATTGTCCACGGCAGCGGCGAGGTGATACACGCAGTCATAGTCGCCACCTTCCAGATAGCGCTCCATGTCAGCGGCATCACTGCCCAACACCTTGTCAATCCGCACAATCTCCACACCACTCCTGTTGAGCGATTCGCAAAGGGCTCTACCAATGAAGCCCTCGCTTCCAGTCACAATCACTTTCATCTTTACTTGAATTTATGGGCAGGAGGTCCGTTCCTCCCGCCCTGGTTATCTAATCGTCTGTCTTGAAAATCGCGCTCTGCTTGTCCTTGCGCAACTCGATGTGGCAGTCGCCGAACACGCCACGAGCCTTGTCGCTCATTCCGCACTTCATCGACTCGCGGTCGTACATGGCGCAGTCCAAGCAACTGTAGCCCTCCACCACGCGGTACATCTTCCCGTCATGCACGAACCGTTCGCCAATCCTCCTTGTGATGTATGGCGCCTGCACGTCCTTCGTCCGTCTGTCCACAACCATCAGCGTCACCACCACGATACCGACAACCACCACCAAGGCAGCAGTCGCCAATAATAAAGTATTCACCATGAGCGCATCTTTTTGTTGTGCTTGTTACGGCGGTCGTTGCGCTTGTTCTTTCCAGTCCGAGCGAGCCATAAGCCATAATCCTTCGGACTGACGCCATGACAATGCAAATTCGCGTTGCTTGCACCACCACCGAGCGAATACACCTGCGACGCAGCGTTCTGAATCGTTCGACCCAGCGCACGCATTGCCTGCTGCTGTGTTCGGTTCATGTACTGCTGAGGCGATTCTGCCTCCACCTTCGTAGAATTGTCAAGAACGGTCTTCGCCACCTCCTGACCCGATGGACTGCTCGCCAGTCCTCCAGCGATCGCTGCCGCAGCAGCTGCTAAAACTCCTAAGTTCTTTTTCATGCTGATTTTTAATTTTAAGTTTTTAATTTTTAATTTTCTCTATCCCTCCTTTGCCACCGTTCCCGAAGGTTCCGCCTTCGGTTCTTCGTCCATCGTCCTCATCCTGTTGTTCGGTGCGAAGTCCGGGTAGCAGCACATCGTCGCATAGTTCTCGCGCTTGTCGATGCTCTTCGGGTCGATGCCGTTGTAGCAAGGACACTCCGAGCAGTTGAGGTCGCCCACCTTCACGGGCTTCACCGTGCCGACAGGAAACGACTTCGCCGCTCCATGGGGACAGCTCAGGCGTTCGCCACCTGAGCCGTAGTGTTTCAATGATGTCACCATAAGCTCCCCCAATCTTCTTCTTTCTCAGTAAGTGAAGGTTCTGCCTTCACCTGTGGATAAGCATATCCGCCCGTTGCAGGCATCTGCGACTCTGGCCACGGATACGCCTTGCACGGAGCGCAGACAGGCTTGTGCACCCTCGTGCTTGGTTCTTAATACTCCTTCTTCATGTCGTTTTTGGTTTTAAGGGTTATTGACTTGAGTGTAATCACTCGAAATTGATTCTCGGTTCTCGCCGCTCCGCCTTCTTGCGCTCGGTCTCCTCGATGATGCGGTCCACCTCGTTCTCCCACACCTTCGCCTGCTCCAGTGCCGACGTCGTGCGCGTCTGAAAATAGACTTTCTGCGCGTTGCGCATCAGCCTCACCTTCTCGTAGAACTTGCGAGGACCGCTCCAGTTTTCCTGTATCTGTACTTCCTTGCTCATGCCTGTTTCCTGATGTATTTTAACCATGTGAAATGCTTTCGGCGAGGGAGGTAGTCGTCATCATGCTGGTGACGGAACGCCTCGCACTCGAAACTGATGTAGTGATAAGCCACCTTGCTATCTCGGAAGTAGCAGAGCTTCACGAGCCACTCCACGAAGTACCAGAGGTAGAAGAACACGTAGAGCATCTCCTTCATCTGTGCCGTATGGATGGACTCGTGCACGACCGTGTGCTTGTAGATGGTCATCCCCTTCCTTGCGAAGAGGATGCCGAAAAGGTTGATGCAGCGGAATCCCTTGAACGGGATGATGCTGTTGTAGATAATCATCATATCGCTTTAGATTTTTTCGTCACGGATGCGTCCGAGCATGTCCGCGGCGAGGTTCATGTCGTTCATCTCCAGCAGCTTCTCTGCCAGTTCCTTCTGTGCCATCTTGCATGCCTTCTCTGCGTTCTCCACGGACACCATCTGCACCGACTCACACTTGTTGTTCTCGTTCTCCTTGTAGTCTGCCGCCACCGTGTGCGACTCAATAAAATCTTGGTACTTCATATTATTGTTGTTTTGTTTTGGTTTTGAAATATCCACACTTGTTTGCAGGCGTCTGCTTGCTTACACGATGTTTTACCTTCTTGCAGAACGTGCCGCCCGTGTAGAAATAGCAATCCTTACAGGTGCGTTCTTGTGTCTTGATTGAGGCAGCACCATGACGTTGTTCGACCTCAGCCCTTCCCATCATGGTTGTTGCCAGCAAATACAGCATGTGGAATCTTAATCTTTTATTCATTTCCATTGGTTTTTTATCGTTTTCTCACTTGCGTTTTGGAGTTTCTTTCCAGTCATTGGGCAGTATTCATCGACAGGAGCAGCACCGTCTTTCAGTCCAAAGTCGCAACTCTGAGTATCTGCGCTTGTACGGCCACATCCATCGACTGGAGTATAGCCATGCTCACATGTCAAACATTTTCGCTTCATAGTTCCTTTGCAATTCAAGGCACGATTCAGCAGCTATGCCCATTAAGCCGTTTTCGAGAAGTACGTTGTAAAAGTTTCTACCATTAGCCGTATAACAACCTTTGATTGTTACGATGTGTCCTACACAATGCGGTGCTAAGAGATTCTCTACGACCACGCACTTGTCATCTTTCTTGAATTTATAGTAAGCCATAGTCAATCGCCTCCTTCCTCCGCCTGAATGGTATAAACCAATTTATCGCTTATGACGCTGTAGATATTGATGCAATCTCCATCACGCTCAATACGATAGAAAGAATTGATATGCTGATATGCGTTTCTAACGCGCATCTTTGATTTTTGGAACACGTCAACGATTCTGTCAAGGTTCTGTTCCAAATCCTCTCTACTCTTGCATTGCCATTGAACAAACTCAATAGAGCAGTTAAGAAGAAATTCGGAAATCCAAGTTGGCTTCCCTTTGCATCGTTTTATTTTCTTGATTGTAAACATAGTTTCTTTGCATTTTTATTAGTTTCTCCGTAAGTCGCGCCTTTGGCGTGACCTCAGTCTGTCCATAGCCTTTCGTTAGTGAATGTATAACCTTGCTCGTGCAAGGCTGACATCACATGGATGATAGTTGTTGGTGAGCCAAGCCCGTTAAGGCATGTGCAATCGGGGTCGTTCCAATCAACATGAGAACTAAACATCGGGTCGGCATAAACCGTCCACTCCATCCTCCCCTCCCAAACCGCCAGCACGCCAACACGTTCGCCCTTGCTGAAAAACATCGTCTTGACGTATTTACCTTCGGGCTGGGTTATCTTCGCGTCGGCTGCTGCCATCCGTTTGTTCTTGTTGATAAATCCTTGTGTTGTAAATGCCATAGTCCTAATCGTTTTGCGTCAGTCATTCACCATCTCTTCACAGTCTGTCATCCGTTGAAGCGATGATAGGCTTCTTCTCGTTCTCTGAAAATGCTCGGCAAGTCATTAGCTTTTGTTTGTTGAATGTTGCTGATATATTCAATTTCTGTCTCTTCGAATGAGTTAGGATAGTTTCGGATGCGGCGCCCCTTGCATCTTCCAAAGTTTTTGATACATTGCATGATATTCGAAACGTGCACTCCAATAGCTTTCGCAGCTGCCGAACGGCTCTCATAGATAAAGCCAGTCTCAAGGTCTATACATTGCTTGGCTCCGAAACCTTTATGCCCCTTCTGGAAAGCGGTCAAAGGAATATTTCCTTTTTTGAATCTTCCAAGTGAGCCGTTCTTCTTTATCGACAAGAGCCC